GACTATGTCTCAAAAAAAAAAAAAAAATAAAAAATTTCAGCTATAACACTCATTTCATTTAGGGCCTATTTAAGCGTACATTTATGTATGATCAAGATAGCCACTAAAATATTCTGTACAGCTGTATATCTGCTTGGTGGTACAGTCAGGATTGAGTTGGTTATACTTCCTAGGACACTGGCAATGTTATCTTTCTTTTATTTTATATACATAGTGTTTCCTTTGATAAAGCTTGGCTATTATTATTTATTTACTTACATTTGGGCATGAATTGGAAAGATTACTTAACATCTAAAGGCTTCATATACAATGAGAAGAAGGATTCCTGGATCAAGGGTAAAGGGTGGGGTAAGTCTTATTCAGTTTCTATGATAATGAAAGGATTGTTTGAAATAAAGGATGCTGGAGATGTAGTATTCTCTGATTACGTAAATAGTCTTGAAGAATTTAAGGCATTAATTAAAAAATACATAGATGAGTAAATACGAATTTAACGACTTAATAGATGGATCTATCAGCACAACATCAAACCCAATTCTAACCCAGACCCATAGCTACTTAAATGGTATACAAGTTAATCATACTGGTATCAATAATCATACTAGTATCAATACAAATTATTTAATTAGTATTCCGGATGGTGAGATTACATTTGAGGAATTAAATAAAACTATGAATACTTTGTCTAATGCAGTTGTCCATATGCAAACCAAGATAAAGGATTTAGAAAAAAAGAAAGAATCTGAAAAGATTAATAAAAGAAATATATTTAAAAAATAAAATATGATATTATTTATAGAAGCAGTAATAGTACTTGGCTTAATTGCATTTCCAATAGTAAAGACTTACTTTAAGGGTGCTGTAGAATGGATGTGGATAAGTGGACTAGTTCTTGGAATTAATGCAGGAGCAGTAATGTTTAGTGCAATGATTGATGATGAAAAAAGGATCTTTAAGATGTATACTTTTCAATTCCACCTTTTTCTAATAACAGTAAGCATGGCCTTTTCAATAGAGAAGCCAGATTATGAACTTGAAGAAGAAGAAGAGTAATGGAGACAGAAGATTACAACTCAAAAGATTACACCTTGTACAACTCATTCCTAGAAGCTGCAGCTGACTTTGTAACAGAACAAGACGAAGAGTGGATAGCTAAAGAAGTAGATAAGACTGTAGATTACTTAAAAGCCATGGAGCCTTCAAAGACTGCAAAAAGAAATCTTCCTTGGAAGACATCAAAAGATGGTGATATCTAAATTTGGATTATAGGTAAATAAGATATATCTTTACAAAATAGTTATTACAGTGTTTTAACTGATATAAAATCTGCAGCTAATCAATCAACACATATTGAAAGGGTACAGATGATCAGGGAGGTTTAAGTAATAATGTTGAATACACAGGAAACCTTTTATACTATACGCTTAAGATTGGACTGGATATGGAACAAGTAATTCCTTCTGAAATAACAGATGTTATCAGTCCTTGGCAATTTTACACTGTCTTAAGGAAGGTATAAAGAAAACTGTTCCAGAGAACACTAACCCAGTGATTCTCAAGGGATTTGTGTTTTTAATCGTTAATATTAATAAAGTTGTTTCACAAATATAATGTCTAGAGAATAATACCTCTAGGCATTTTTTTATGGAATATATTAGGATTTAGGTTTTTTTTAATATATATTTGGAAAAACCTAAAAGAAAATGAGTACAGAAAAAGAGCCTAAAGAAATTACAGTTGAAGACATTAAACAACAAATGACTGCTGATGACCTGGCAAAAACCTTAAGGCTTGCTCCTTCTAAAAGAGTAATACTTGGTCTAACAAATGACCACCTAGTAAAACACAACGCACTTATATTCCACAAAGGATCTTCCTTATCATCTGCACAACGCAAAATGGTACAGGAGAGAGTTGCCTATGGATTAAACAAAGGAACTATTACTACTGAGCAAGTTGCGGGAGAGATCAATAAACTAAATGCTCTTATTCAAGGAGAATTAATAAAAATTACTAAAGATGACAGTATCACTGAGCACTCAGTTTCAGATAAGGAAGAAACTGGAGAAGATTCTTGATCTTGCAAAAGAAAGAGAAACTACCTGCATAACAATAATGACAAACAGAGATTGGCACATAAAAGTGTTTAATTTCTTTTTAAATCATGATAAGATAGGATGGATGAAGATTGGAGGAAACACAATCTTTATAATTAAAGAAATGAGAATAGAACTTAAACCAATAGACTTTTATATATGAGTAGATTTAGTCAAATAGTAAGTGGATACAAAAACTTAGTTAAATCTAAGTTAGGGTTGTCCGATGAAAAAGATGAAGAGATCTTTGAAGCAAGAAGAACAATATGCAACGCATGTAAGTTTAAGTCTGCATTAGATAGATGTTTAAAGTGTGGATGCCCATTAGGAGCAAAGACAAGAAGTCTTGATAGTGATAATGGTTGTCCAGAAAAACACTGGTAATATGATATTAACAATAAATCTACATCCGGAAGTAGTAAAGTTTCTTGAAGAAACAGGAACAGTCTATTTTGACAATACAGGAGAGAAGTCCTATATAGTTAATGGCACTATGTATAAAGAAACAAATGAAGAAGGATTATACACAACACAATTCATACAAGATTAATGACAGAAATTAAGTTTGACCAGGAAGTAAGAGATGGCATCAAGGCCGGAGTAGATGCCTTGGCCAATGCAGTAAAAGTAACCTTGGGCCCAAGAGGACTCAATGTAATTATACAGAGACACAATCAAGATCCTCAAGTTACTAAAGATGGAGTTACTGTAGCAAAAGAGATTGAGCTAGAAGATCCTATACAAAACATGGGAGCAACTGTAGTTAAGAGAGTGGCAGAGAAATCTAACGATGATGCTGGTGACGGAACTACAACAGCTACTGTCTTGGCCCAAGCAATTCTAAGTGAAGGGCTAAAGCTTGTAGCTGCCGGATATAATCCTGTAGAAATTAAAAGAGGAATAGATAAAGCTACACAGGTAATAGTAGGTCACCTTAACAGTTCGGCCATACCGGTAACACACGGATCAGACATGATAGAGCACATTGCTACTATCTCTGCAAACAATGATCCTGAAATAGGTAAGATTGTTGCAGAGGCATTTAGAAGAGTAGGGTCAGATGGAGCTGTGAGTGTTGAAGAAGGTGCAGGTTTTGAGACTGTAGTTCACAGAGTAGACGGATTACAATTTGATAGAGGAATGGCCTCATCATTCTTCTCTACTTCTCCTGATAAGGCAGAAGCAACAATGAGGAACCCCTTAATACTAGTAGTAGAGGGAAAGGTAACAACCAAAGAACAAATAATGGCGGTACTAGAACCGGTAATAAAACTAGGGAAACCTTTAGTTATAATAGCGGAGGACATTGCCGGAGATGCATTGTCAACACTTATACTAAACAAGTTAAAGGGTGGGCATAGTCTTGCAGCAGTAAAGGCACCAGGATTTGGATCATTAAGAACAGACCTAACTAAAGACATAGCAATCATTGTAGGAGCACAAGTAGTTCCTGCTGATATGGTGGCTGATATAACATCAGAATACATTGAACAACTATTAGGCACGGCAACAACAGTTAAGATTGAAGGTATGTCTACTGTGATAATGGGTGGGAAAAGAAGTGAAGAAGAGGTAGCTGATAGGATAAAAGAAATTGAGGCAAAGATAGCTGACAATAAGATAACTAAATTTGAGGTAGACAAACTACTTGAAAGAAAGGCAAAATTAGGTGGAGGCGTAGCAATTATAGAAGTTGGGGCAAAGTCTGAGATTGACATGAAAGAAAAGAAGGATAGAGTTGATGATGCAAAGGAAGCAGTAATATCAGCACTTGAAGAAGGAGTTGTGTTAGGCGGAGGATGTGCACTACTCAACTGCAAAGACTTAGTAGTGAACGTGTTAGAAAATACCGATGAAAAAATAGGGGTGCAACTAATAATGAAAGCTATAGAGGCACCATTCAGAACAATATGCGATAACGCAGGTGTTAGTTCAGATTTGAAAATAGAAGGGGTAATGTCTAGGCCTACAGGAACCGGATACAATGCAAAAACAGATGAATATGTAGAAATGATTGACGCAGGTATACTTGATCCAAAAAAGGTTACAAGAATAGCACTAGAAAGTGCTGCTAGCGTTTCAGGCACATTGCTCACTACAGCATGTGCCATAACAATAAAATAAGATGAAACATGAAGAACTGATTCGAGAAATTGAAAGAAGAGAACAGCAAAATCAAATGGCTCCTTTTCCAATGCATGACACGGAAGTAATTAACGATTTAAAAATACTTAATATGATGACAGCAAAAGAAGGATACGAGCAAGAGCCGGTTACCTATTGCAAAACGTGTATGTCTATACACATTAAAACTATAGAGTTTGAAGATGGGCCAGGGGGAGAAGAAAGATATGTGGACTATTGCGTTCCTTGTGGAAACACAGATTTAGATAAAGTTTATTTAGCAGAGTGGGAAGAACTTTATGCTGAGAAGTATGGTGATAAATTTCTAACCAAAAATAATAAGTAACATGAATATATTTAGTTTTGACGGATGGAAAGACAATGCTTTTAAAGCTAAATATATAGACTCTGATCTTAAGGTCCTGGAAATCAAAGCATCTTGGTTTCACAATCAAGTTGAAGAGATGAATAAACAAATGACTAAATTAAAATTATTAATAAACACAGTCATAAGTGGATCTAAAGAAAAAAACAAGTATGAGCTATCAGTTAAAATAAATCAGTATGACGGCAGGAAACAACATGAACATAAAGAGAATACACACAGACAAGAAATCAATATTTAGATATTGGTTGGCTCTTCTCAAGCCTTATCATAAATTAAGGCAAAAAGAAATAGACGCATTAGGGCTGTTGTTATATTATCGATATGAATTGACTAGAGAGATAAAGGATATAGACATGGTTGACATGATTCTATTCTCCACCCAAACTAGAACAAAAATAAGAGAAGATCTTGGAGGAATGGGTCAAAAGGTTTTTAATAACCTACTTACTTCCTTGAGAAAGAAGAGTGTCATAACAAAAGATAATAAAATAAATCCAGTATTAATTCCTAAAATGTCTGAAAATGGATTTAAGTTAATATTTGATTTTGAAGTAAAAAAATGAAACCAAAGAAAAAAACTTATGCAGATCAACTACATAGATCAAATATAGTTGATGGAGAAAAAACTAAAGAGCTAGCAAAGAAATATGACATGGATCTTGGCTTAATGAAAAAGCTCCTGGCTGCACCTTATGAGTTTATTCAGAAAAAAACAAGGGAACTTGATTTTAAAGATGGGTTGACTAAAGAAGAATTTGATAAAATAAAAAAAGACTTTAACATTCCTGCATTAGGAAAAGTTTTTGCATCAAATTACTTGTATAACGAAATACAGAAAAAAAAGAATAAAACTAAAACAATAAGAGATGATAACAGATAAAGATTATACCAGGATAGGTATCGTAGTATTTAAAGTAGCTATTGTAGCATTTGCAATAGGAGTATTAATAGGGTATTTAATTTTTAATTAATATTAAAATGGAAGAAGCTAAATTATTTGTAACAACAGAAGATCTTTTAAATAAAACTTTAAAATATCTTGGAACAAAGCCGTACATTGAAGTCGCTGGATTAATAAAAGGACTTATGGCCGCAGCACCTTACAAAACAAAAATAGAAGAAAATAATGGAGAAGCAGAATCTTAAAAGAGGTCAGGCCTCCAAGGACGTAGAAAGGCTCAAGGGAGAGGAAGCCAGAGACCTTGGAGTTGCAGACTTCTTCAATACTAGAGATAGATCTAGAAGAGGATCAGGAGGACTTGTTGAGGATACAACTAAAGTTCTTAATGATGAGGTGACAGTAAAGGAAAGGTTATACGAGGACTCTCACAATGTAAGTGCAATCCCAGCGTATGTAAATCCAATGTTTGCAGGAATCTTTCTAACAGCAAAAAGAAATAAGATAACAGAGAATGGAATATATCTTCCAACTGCATCGTATGGAAAAGGAACTGATACAGATATGGATGTAGACTTTTCTGAAAAACAATTTGTATTAGCTGTAGGGCCACACACTCAACAAGTATGTGTTGGTATGGAAGTTGTTTTAAATATGGACAACTTTAAAAAAAGACTTGAGAGTAACATGGCTCAAAAGCTAAGTAAAGAATTTGAATACATATTGCCTATAGAGGTAATTGAAGGTACAGAATACCTGTACGTAAGCGAAAGAGATATAAAGTATATCTCAAATACTAATGGAATATTAAAAATAAAAGACAATGTTTAAAGACAAAAAAAAGAAAACAAAAGAGGTTAAATCAGCAAAAGCTGTAGTACAAACTAAAGCTTATAGTGAGCAAATTCACGATATGTTGGTAGAAGCAGAATTAATGCTTGACAAAGCACCAAAAACTCTTGAAATTCGTGGAGCATCAAAGAAACTTAACATTGCAATTGCTAGTCTTGCACAGGCAGGTAAGTTTGCAGAAGTTAAAGAATAACTGAATTGTCACACACTTATTAGGATAGCTCTACTTGACAGTAGGGCTATTTTTTTGTATATTGCAATACTATGAATATATTTGAGATTGAAAACAACGTAGTAACATTCAGCCCACAAGCATTAATGATAGCACCATTTAGGGCTTTATGGGATGCTGATGATTCTAAAGATAAGATACAAGCTACATCAGAATTGTCTTATGTTTATTACATGGCAGATGAGAGAAGTGATTTTATGCACATACTTGATAATGACGAAAGAGCAGAAGAAATTATAAGAATACTAGATCCGCCTAAAGGTTTAGACAGGACAAGAAAAGATTTAATCCGTGCTATAGGATATTACACAAAAGCATCAGAAACTACAAGTACTAAGTTGCTCCAAAGCACTAGGTTAGTTATTCAAAAGATATCTGAGTTTCTTGATAATGTTAATATGGATGAAAGGGACGAAAGAACTAAAAAGCCAATCCATGACATTGGAAAAATAACAGGAGCAGTAGAAAAGATACCTAAACTCATTAAGGCAATGAATGAGATTGAGAAAGAAGTAATAAAAGAAAAAATGCTTAAGGCTCAATCTGGAAACAGAGTTAGCTCTGTGTTTGATGATGATGGAATATGAGAAAATTTAATAGTATTCAAACAGAGCTTACTGATGATCTTCTTCTTTCTATGCCAAGAGAAGAAAGGCAAGACTTGCTTGATAGTATAGACTCTATAATGTTTATACAGAATCTTACCTCTCCAAAAAGAAACAAAGTAAAAGATCTTATTAGATGGGACAATCCTTTGCTTCCAGAATCAAGTGAAGATCCTGATATGGATTTAAGATTACCAGATCCAAATGGTAGAATAGCTGTTAACTTAACAGATCCGCATATACTGGAAGACATGGACTATTTTAGACCAAGTGCTCTTTACTTTGAAAAGCATGGGTGTTACACTAAGTTGTTTCCAAACAAAAATACCAATTCACTTTATTATAAATTCTGGCAAGAAGAAGCAAGAAGATGCAGAGAAGGATTTATAAGAGAATCTGATGGAGAATGGATACCCGGTAACTATTACTTTCAATTAAACTTTGCACCACTGCTTAGAGCAGAAATTATAAAAGGAACTAAACAGGCTGACAGGCTTGAAGGCTTTGCTTACGTGTATGATGCAGATTACTGGTTCTTTCACTATTGTGAACAAGCAAGAGCACAAGGTAAGCATGGTGCCAACTTAAAACGAAGGGGTTGTGGTTATTCAGTAAAAGCATCTAACATGTTGGCCAAGAACTTTATACTTGGAGACACAGATAAAGCTAGAAAGAAAGTAAAATCATTTGCTATTGCTAATGAGAAAGAATACCTAATCAAGGATGGTATCTTAAATAAATTTGTTAACGTAATTGACTGGAATGCAACGCATACGCCATGGCCGAGAGTTAGAAGTTTAAAAGATTCTTTAAATGATATGCACTGGAGGATGGGTCGTAAAGATAACATCCGTGGTACAGAGATTGGAGTGTTAAACGAAGTGATGGGTGTTACCTTAAAGAATGATCCACAGAAAGCAAGGGGAAAAAGGGGTGCACTAGTACTTTGGGAGGAAGCAGGTAAATTCTCTGACTTCCTTACAGCTTGGAAGATTGCACAACCATCTGTTGAAGAATCTGGATATGCATTTGGATTTATGATGGCCGGTGGTACAGGTGGTGTTGAAGGTGGAGCATTTGAAGGATTAGAAGAAATATTTTATAACTCAGATGGTTATAACATTATGTCAATGCCTAATGTGTTTGACAAGAATACAAATGGTAAAGGTAAGTGTGCATTTTTCTTTGGTACGTATCTTAACTTTCGTGGAAAAATGGACAAGAATGGTAACAGTGATGTTATTGGTGCCATGATTGAAATCAATAAGAATAGATCTAAGGTAAAGTATGGGTCATCTGACTTAAACACAATTGTACAGACTAAAGCAGAGGAGCCTATTACTCCACAAGAAGCAATCATGCGTACTCAAGGTTCGGCTTTTCCTGTAGCAGATCTAAGAGATTACTTAGAAGACATAATGCCAAACATGGAAAGATTCTGTGATTCTCACTGGATAGGAAGCTTGTCTTATGATGAAGAAGGGTTTACTAAGTGGGTAAACAGCACTGATCAGAATCCTATTAGAGAGTTTCCATTTAAAGTAAAAGGAAACACTAGTGCTGATGGAGCTATTGAGATATTTGAAATGCCTAACAAAGATAGAGACGGTAATGTGTTTCAAAATAGATACATTGGCGGAATAGATCCAATTGATAATGATTACACAATTGGTGGGTCATTAGCGTCTATACTTATATTTGATTTATGGACAGACAAGATTGTTGCGGAATATACTGGTCGTCCAAGATTGGCAGATGAGTTTTATGAAACATGCTTAAGACTAACTTCATTTTATAACGCACAATCAAATTACGAGAATAACCTGAAAGGATTGTTTTCTTACTTCTCCAATCGTAATGCTTTGTATCTGCTTGCAGATAGTCCAGAGATTTTGCGTGACATGGACATTGTAAAGAGTGCTCTCTTTGGCAATAGGGCAAAAGGTACTAGAACAACCAAAGAAGTAATTAAGCTCGGTAAAACGCTTCAGAGACAATGGCAACTTGCTCCGTATGAAGAAGAAAGATATGATGAAGAAACTGGAGAGTCTAGTAACTTTACAATTCCTAATCTAAGAAGGATTAGAAGCATTGGATATATAAAAGAGTGCATTGCATGGAATCCAGATATAAACACGGATAGGGTATCTGCAATGGACATGGTTATGATATTAAGAGAAGATAGGGCAAAGATGACAGATGCTTTTGAAGATCAAACTGAAGTAGACTCAAATACTTATTTTCATGACGATCCTTTTCTTGATGAAAACTGGAAAAATGCAGTTACCAAAATGTCCACAGGCTCAGGCCCCAACAAGAGCTTCATTAATGGGTTTTAGCTATAATATTAAAACAAATAAAGGAAGAATATTGATTAAATTTACAGAATATATTTAGATATGTCAGATACAAAAAACTTTCCTAGTCAAAAAATACCTTTTAGTAGAAAGGGTAAGCAGTGGCGTAAAGACCACATGGACTGGGCAGACCATAACAGTTACTTAAGCAACTCAAAGGTTCGTAGAAAATTAAAGCAAAAAAGAATTAACCTCAACCTATACAACGGTAAGGTAGATGTTAATGATATGAAATTGATTCTAAACCCAGGAGGTATGGAACAATTTTTTGTGCCTGATGCTATACAACATTATCCAATTATAACTCCTAGAGTTAATGTATTAGTTGGAGAAGAAAAGAGAAGAAAGTTTGACTGGTCTGTACAGATAGTTAATCCTGATACTTTATCTAAAATTAAAGAAGACAAGAAAAAGCTAGTTGATGCTAGACTTATGGAGATGCTACAATCGGAAGTGTCTGATGAGGAGCTTGAGCAAGAGTTAATAAAATATGGTGATTACATTAATTTTGATTACCAAGATATGCGTGAAAAAAGAGCTAATCTTTTAATGAAGCATTACATTGGTAAACTTGACATGAAAATTCAATTCCAACAAGGTTTCAAGGATGCCTTAATAATGGGAGAAGAAGTTTACATGTTTGACATAGTTAATGGAGAAGTAACATTTGAAAAGCTTAATCCATTAAAAGTACATACGCTACGTGGAGGATTCTCTAACAAGATTGAAGACTCAGACGTAATTGTTCTTGATGACTTCTGGTCACCTGGTAAAATACAAGATCATTTCTATAATGACCTAAGTGACCTTGATGTAAAAAAATTAGATGAAGGAGAATGGGCTGGAGACAACGTCAACTTAGATGGTGTTACAGAAGCTGTTGATGATGTGGCCGGATTAAAACTTCTTGATAGAGAAGGAATGGATTCTTACATAGACTCAACTGGAATATACGACAAGGCAGATCAAGCAGGAAGAAACACATATAAAGATGGGAATGGAAACATTCGTGTACTTAGAATGTTTTGGAGATCTATGAAGAAGGTTATAAAGGTAACTTACTTTGATGAGCTAGGAAAAGAACAAACAAAATTTAGGTCTGAAGATTATATCATCGATAAAGAGATGGGAGAAACTGCAAAGACCTTGTGGGTTCCTCAGTGGTGGAAAGGTGTTAAGATAGGTGAAGATACTTACTTACAGATTAAGCCAAGAGAAATACAATACAATAAATTAGATCAGCCAAGCTACAATTCATGTGGTATTGTTGGTCAAGTATATAATACAGGTGACGAAGAAGCAGTTACAATGGTGGATAGAGCAAAACCTTTCCAATACCTTTATGACATTTCTTGGTACAGAGTAAATGAAGCTTTAAGTAAATACTTAGGTTCTATCGTTGAATTAGATTTAGCAAAAGTTCCAACTGGATGGTCAGTGACTAAATGGTTGTACTTTGCACGTAAGTCTGGAATATCTGTAGTAGATAGTTTCAAGGAAGGACAAAAAGGAATGGCAAAAGGAAGACTAGCAGGATCAGTAGGTAATACAACTGGTAGAGTTCTTGAGCAAAGAGTTGGAGACTTCATACAAACTCACATCGATATGATGGAGTTTGCTAAATCACAAATGGACGAAATAACAGGTGTTTCTAGACAACGTCTAGGACAAGTCGAGAACAGGGAGACTGTCGGCGGAATAGAAAGAGCTGTTAGCCAGTCCAATCACATTACAGAAGAAATCTTTACACTGCATGACTATTGTAAGAAAAGATGTTTTCAAATACTTATTGAGACAGCTAAAATAGCACTCAAAGGTAAAGACATAAAGTTTTCTTACATTGGAGACGACATGACTCGTCAACTAGCAGAAATTGATGGAGATCAGTTTGCTGAAGAAGAATACGGATTAATGGTATCTAATGATGATGAGATAAATAGATTAGAGCAAAAGTTAGATGGAATGGTACAGATGGGATTACAAAACCAGATGCTTTCTTTCTCTACTGCTATTAAAATCTACAACTCTCCATCAGTAAGAGAAATTCAGAGACTCATTGAAAGAGGCGAGAATGACATGAAGGAAGCTCAGTCTAAACAAGGGGAAGAAGAGAACAAAAGATTCCAACAGCAAATAGAAGAGACTAAGAGACTTGACGAAGAGAACAAAAGAATAGAGTTAGAGAAGTTTAATAGAACAGACGAAACTAAAAGATATATTGCCGAGCTTAATGCTGAAACAGCTAGAATACAAAAAGAGCAAGGTGATACAGGGCTTGAAAATGATGATGATTTTGAAAAGTTTGAAGAAGAGCTTGGGATAAAAAGACAGGCACTATCTAACGACATGTTAAAGCATGATGATAATATGTCAATGAAAGCTAAAGAATTAGATATTAAAAGAAGTCAAGCAGCAAAAGCATCACAAACTAAAAAGTAAAACAAGATGGCAATAAAGTTAACACAAAACCAATTCTATGGAGATGAACTTGAGAAACCAATTTCATCAATTCCGGGTACTTTATTTATTGCAACAGACACTAATAAAATGTTTCTTTACAATGATCTAGGAGTTCCTGTGTTGGTTACTTCTCAAGGAGATTTTGGAGTTCCTTATACTGGAGCTGTACAAGATCTAGACATGGGAGTTAATGGAGTTATAGCTCAAAGTCTTCAAGTATCTGGTGGTGCAGGAGGAGAAGGCTCACTAACTTGGAATGCAACAGAAGCTACAATGGATCTACAGAGTGGTGGAGTTACTTATCAGTTAGGACAAGAAATTGCACCATTGGTAAGAAACACTACAGGTAATACAATAGCAAATGGAACGCCTGTTAGGTTTGCAGGAACAAATGGTAATTCAGGAAGAATATTAGTTGCACCTGCAATAGCAGATGGAACAATCCCTTCCTCTTACATCTTAGGAGTATCTACGGAAGAGATACTTAACGGAGCAGATGGACACGTAACTTGGTTTGGAAAAGTTAGAGGAATACCCACTAATGGTTCAAATTATGGACAGACTTGGATTAATGGAGATTTAATTTATGTAAGTGAAGTAACAGCAGGATTTTTAACAAACGTAAAGCCAGAAGCACCAAACGCACAAATATTTATTGGGGTTGTTGTTAATGCTAGTCCATCTAATGGAACTTTGTTTGTGAGACCATCTTGGAGAGGACTACTTATAGATTTAGAAGATGTTAATGGTCCTGCAACAACTACAGGTCAAATTCCAGTATGGAATGACACTCTTAAAGTATTTCAATTTTCAGAAAATATTCTTAAGTACAGTAAATTAGGAACTACAGGCACGCCATTTTTATTAGAGGCTACTCCAAGTGGAACATCATCTTACTCAGATTCTAATGGTGTAGTATATCTTAATTGGGTAGGAGCTTCAGGACAATACGACCTTACGCTTCCATCTGCAGCAATAGAACCTTATAGAGTAATAAGATTTATTAACGATGGGACTATAGGGGCTAACGACAAAGTAAATTTAGTTGCTCCTGGTGCTGAAACAATTGATGGACAACCTGGGTACATATTAAATAAACCTTATGGTGGAGTTCAAGCTTGGTCAGATGGAACCAATTGGATTATAATGCAAGCAAAGGGATAATCAAAAATGAAGCAAACACAAAACCAGTTTTTTGGATTTGATAGAAAAAAAGCTCGTAAAGCCAACCCTGGTACAATATACGTTGCTTCAGATACTAGGAAGCTTTATATTTATGATGAAAATGGAGATCCTAGAACAGTAAATGCAACTGCTAGTGGTAGTGCAACAATAGTTGATAGGTATTCTGATTTAGATTCAATTGCTGACGAAGGATCTATTGCTTTTGTCTTATACGATACAGGTACAGCTTGGCTTCCTGGATCTTTAGGAGGAACATACTACCCTATGGGATGGTATGCTTTTTTAGGAAATGTATGGGTATCTGATAGTAAGTTTATAGATCAGCAGCTAGCCCAAAATGAAATACTAATAGCAGCTAATACTTCAAGTATTAGTAATCATATAGCTGACTTAGAAAATCCTCATCAAGTAGACAAGACTGATGTAGGTTTAGGTAATGTAGATAATACTTCTGATGTAAATAAACCTATAGGTTCATTAACTCAATTAGCCCTAGATGGTAAAGCAGATACAGACCATAATCATGTAAAAGCTGATATAACAGATTTTAATGATGCAGATTACGCAACTGCTGCACAAGGTGCCTTGGCAGATACTGCTATACAGTCTGGGGATAATATTTCTGAGTTGTTTAACGATGAAGTGTATTTGCAGGCAACTGACAATGTATCGGCTCTAACAAATGATGCTGGGTATATTTCAGGAAACACATTAACTGATTATAGAAGTGATGCAGATGGAACTACTGTTTATAGTGGCTATTTATTAAACAGTGTAATTACAATAAAAAAATGTATTGACGGTGTTGAAACATTTGGACAAAACTTGACTAATCTAGAAACAGATTGGACAAATAGATTGAGTTTAACGTACATATAATTGTACTTAACTATATATATATATTATTAATTAATTAACAACAAGAAACAATTATGGCATTCGTAGCATTAGATTGGAGTATTACAAGGAATGGGGCCGCATTAGACGTTCGCTATATTGGCGATACGCACACAGGAACCACTCCTTCTTACGCCACAACAATTGAGCTCCACAGGGCTCTAGGAGATTTCGCAGATCAAGAGCAAGACTCTGGAGATGACGAACTTTCGATTATCAACAAAACACCTTCGGATCGTGGGGGTGCGGATACAAACATCACGTTATTAAACGGATGTAATTTAGACGATGCGTCTGTAGAATACATCTACGATGGATCATTAACTCAAGACGCAGGAGATACTATCTATGATGGTATTCAGACGTTTGGTAACGCAACTAGTATTCAGGTAATACAAAATGGTGCTAGACTTACTAATGACTTCTGGAACGAAGCAAAAATGATTGCTGCTGTATCAGATGCACTATCTTCTACATCTCACAGGTTCTTAGTTAAAGTAAGAACAGGTGGATCTGATATTGATGGTCGTAGACTTATTGGTACTCAAAGAGTATTAGGAACTGCCTACACAGAATTCTCTATTGGTGGTGGAACAAACAGAGGTAACAACACATTAGCACTTACTGCCAACACGGATGGAAACAACCAGACTGCAGAAGGTACTATTGCTACTTGGACTGACATTGTAAATGACAAAGAAGGTTATTCTGCAATTGATGCTGATGGTAACACAGTAGATGAATTTTACTACTCTAACTGGGAACTTGGATCAAGAAGTAAGAATGAGTTTTACGAAAGATCAAAGTGGATTCAACGTGAAGGTTCAGCTGAAACTATATATGGTCTTAATGGTGATATCTTTAGAGGTATTACTCATCAAATCAATATAGATGGTCCAACAGGAACATTTGTAGAACCAGAAGCTTTGTCTTGGTCAGGTGGTACTGGTCAATTGTTAGCAATTGATTCTGTAACAGCAGGTACTCAGATGTGGATTCAATTACTTTCTGGAGTTATACCAACAAACGATCAAGTAATAACTGGTGCTTCTACAGCAACAGCTACTGTTAATGTGACAATTACACCTAGACTTATTCCAGCTACATTTGTAGGAACATCTACAGGTACAGCAATTAACCCAGCAGCCTATGGTATTGGTATTGGTTCGGATGATTTAACTCAGAATGATCTTCTTGAAGATTTAACTGGAACTAACAGAACTCCTCCAAACAATATTAGTTACACTGTAAACAACACTGTTTCTGGAGATTATGTTATTACATCTAACAATGCAGCAGGAGACTTTGATTTAACTCAATTGTCTATTACTAATGCAGAAGCAGGAGCCTCAGTAACATCAATAGTATTTGATGAAACTATTGCATCTGATACTCCAAGACCAGGAGGTACAGTTCGTGTAGAACAGTCTAACGGAAGTTATAGAAGAATTGCTTATACAAGCATTACTACTACTACCGTTACTGATGATACAATAAACTTCTCTGCACTTGATTTCTCAGGTACAGGAGCAGATCTAGTAATTGGAGGTAACGCATTTGTTACCTACATTGATAGAGTTGCAACAGGAGTTACTGAAGCTGTAACTTACGTATTTAGTTCTCCAAGAACATTATTTACAAGAGTAAGAAATGCTACTCCAGGAAGTGAAATCAAAACCTTTGAAACAACTGCTTTAGTTGGAGCAGGTGGTGGTGCATCTACTGTTGGTAGAATTGATGACTTCTAGTAGTAACTAGTAAACAACAATACCGTCTCATTCGATTGAGGCGGTATAACTAATAATAATCAGGCTCACTCTTTGTTGGGTGGGCCTTTTTTTAGTATATTTAAAAAAAAATAAATGGCAGCACCTACATATACAACAGACTTAGCAACAATAAACCTCATGACAGGATCTCATGTAGAGCTTACGGGTGCAACGGATGGTAGGATTACTAATAACGATCCAGACAACTTTATTGCTGGTACAAATTGTGCAACGTCACAAACACGTACTGGTGGTGATGTATCAATAGGACATCCATCAAATACAGTTACAATACCAGCAGGTTCTGCTGTTTTTTCTTGGACTTATCACGGAGCAATGCCTACGGTAGATACGTTTGCTAATGATGGCATAAGAATATGTATAGGAAACTCATCTGCCAATTATAACCAATTTACTATTTATGGTAGAGACACTCTTCCAAAAGGAGGATGGTATAGCTCTGCAGTAGATCCAACAAGCACTCCGGATTTAACACAAGGAAGTCCAACGTCAGTTACCAGCACTTTTGGCTCAAGAACTTTTATGACTGCAGCAGTAAGTAAGGGTAATCCATTTGCTATTGATTATTCAAGATACGGAAGATCCTTAATAGTAGATGAGGGAGAGATTGCAATTCCTGCAACTTTTTTAGGAGCAGCAACTCAAAATGATTTAGTGGCTAATAAGTGGGGTTTGTTTGAAGTATCTGCAGGTGGTTTTTCACATAAAGGTTTGTTTCAAATTGGAACAGTTGCATCAGCAGCTTTCTTTGAGGATAGTAATAAAAATATAGTTTTAGAAGATAATATTCATTGTGCTGCAGGATTTACAGAATATGAAGTAATAAATACAGGAACAAAAGTTATATGGACAGGTATTCAGATATCTGCATTAGGAACTACTACTAGAGGTTTATTTACAGTAACAGATAATGCAGTAGTAGAAATAACTGACTGTACTTTTAACGACATGTCAGATTTTAGTTTTCTTTCTAACACAGCAGTTGTAGGAACTGTTTTTAGAAGATGTAATTTAGTAACCCAGGGAGGTTCATCTATAACTAGCTCTACTTTCTCAAATAGTACAGCTGCAACTTCTTTATTGGCTAGTGACATGACGTTAGTTACAGGAAATAGTTTTGTCTCTGATGGATCTAATCATGCTGTAGAAATAACTTCTATTGGAGGAGGGTCTATAGATTGGGATAATCAATTGTCTGGATATGTAGCTGGAGTAGCAGCATCACCAGTTACTGCAACCTCAACAGGAAATGAAGCGATATATGTCAATGTAGCTTCCGGAACACTTACTATAAATGTTGCAGCAGGTGCATCAGTGCCATCTATAAGATCCGCAGGAGCAATAGTAAATGTTGTAGCAGGAGCTGTAACATACAAAATAACAGTACAAGACACGGCAGGTACAGCAATACAAGATGCGAGAGTATTTTTTCCAGTAGCAGCTGGAGGATCATTATTTTTTCAAGCATCTGTAACAATTGCAAGAATTGGAACTGTAGCAACAGTAACTCACACTGCTCATGGATTAGCAAATGGAGATAAAGTAGTAATAAGAGGAGTTGATCAAAGTGAATATTATGGAATACATACAGTTTCAAATGTTACGACAAACACTTATGATTATACAGTAGCTGGTTCTCCTACTACTCCTGCAACAGGAACTATAACGTCAACTTATGTTCTTATTAGTGCACTAACAGATGTGTTAGGTGTAGTTCAAGGGTCTAAGACATTTGCAACAAATCAACCAATTGGAGGGAATGTTAGAAAGTCTTCTGCTTCTCCTTACTACAAGACGGGAGCAATTGTTGGAAGTATAAACAAAGACACTGGACTAGATTTAACTATCACTTTATTAAGTGACGAATAAACAAAAAAACAATGGCTGTAACAATAGACTGGGCTACTAGAATAATAAGTGTGTCTAAAGACTTTACTGACTTAGTTCAAACAACACCTCAAGAAATAAGGCAATTAAGTTTGAACACTTTTAGATTGGCTTTAAAAGACTTGGAGGATGATGCTGAGGGTATGACTTTTTTAGATACTCATACGCACAACACTGAAGTTTTACTAGGAGGTATTGTGTATGCAAGAGTAGTTGAGATAATAAATGATTACACTATTACATTTGAAGATGGACAATATGCTGTCAATTTATTTGGAGCAAACAGTAATGTTGGTGATAAAGTAAATGTAAATCAAGTATCTGTAAGAACAGCAAATTCAGCAGGACTGATATCTAACCAAGCAATTGAATATTCTTCTTTTGGTAATGCTGTTCATATAAATGAAAACAGTGGAGTAACAGGAACTGAATTTCCAAAAGGAACACCTCAATCTCCTGTAAACAACATGGCCGATGCTAAACTGATTGCAGACCTTAGAGGATTTAATACTATTAGAGTTAGTGGTAACTTTACGTTTGGATTAGGAGATGACTTAGAGAACTTTTTAATCTTTGGCCAGAATCCAAATAAAAGTTTATTGACATTTCAATCAGGTGCATTAACTCAAGATGTAGATTTACATAACGCAACAGTACAAGGAGACTTTGATAACCAAGCAACTTTTGTAGACTGCAGATTATTAGATATAAATTTTGTACAAGGATTTGCAGACAGGTGTGTACTGGCAGGAACATTTGTTTTATCTGGATCTGGTGAAACTGGTTTCTACGATTGTTTTGATGGATATGCTCAAGAATCAATTTTACCAATAATAGATTGTGGAGGATCAGGAAGAAATGTTTCAATAAGAAATTACCAAGGAGATTTAAAGCTTGTAAATAAAACAGGACCAGAATTTGTAGAAATTAATGGTAATTCTGGAGGAACTATTATTTTAGATAGTACTATTTCAAATGGAACAGTAAGGCTTACTGGTCTCTTAAAAGTAGATGACAGCTCAGTAGCTCCAGCAATAATTGATATATCAGAAGTTAGTTTTCCAGATTTAGCACAGTACTCAGCATTTGAAGAAAATAGTGTTTGGTTAGACGAAAGTTCTGGCTTCTCAGGAACAAAGTTTCCAACAGGAACTGCTAGACAGCCTGTTAACAATGATGCAGATGCTCAAGTAATAGCAGAAGATTTTGCTCATTTTAATATACACATAGACGCTGCAGCTACAATAAATGCAAATCATTCAAACATAACATTTATAGGTAGGTCTGCTAGAAATACTCAATTAACTATAGCTGGGACTTCATCTTTATCTGGTTGTGAGTTCAAGACAATGCTATTAACGGGTGACTTAAATGGAAATGGATCTGCATATTATACAACGGTAGCAATGAAAAATTTAATCGGTGTTTATGGACACGCTGAAGGTTGTGTGTTTAGAGAAGGTACTATTACTTTGGCACCTAACGCTATATTAATGGCTAACAGATGTGCCTCTGTAGCTGCACAAGATCCTGGAGGAGATGTACCTATAATAGACTGCAATGGATCTGGAAGAATAGCAATGAGAGAATTTAGCGGAGAAGTTATCATAAAAAATAAAACATCTGGAGCCAATTGTTCTTTAGGATTGTCTGGAGCTGAAGTAACTTTAGACTCAACAATTACATCTGGAACTTGGAGAGTGTTTGGAGTAGGAACGCTAACAGACAACAGCATAGGATCAGCAGTAGTTGATAGCAGTGGTTTAGTTTCTAAAGAATGGACTCAAACAGAAATAGATGAATCATTAGCTTACAGTAAAAAAGCAAGTGATAATGCGGAGCAAGTTAATTTAAAAATAACTTAATACATACTTTAGCTATAATATAGAAGTTCCCTTTTTGAAAAAAAAGGGTATTTTTGTTTATACGACAATTTCACAATGGGCCTAATAACACTAGACATATCAGCTAAACTTAATCAGCGACCAAACTCTTCTGGGTGGGTATCTATTAATATAGACAATGGGGCTATACATACATTCACTCTTGCAAATTTTACTACAGAAACAAATCCTGCGTACGGTGACCCTGAAGGAGATCCATTAGAATCAATAAATATTCTTAGCCTACCTTCACAAGGAGTTTTAAAACTTTCTGCAGTTGCAGTAACTGTGCCTCAGATAGTAACGTCAGCAGAATTAGTAGCTGGTGATTTAACCTATGAGTCAGATGTTTTAGATACTGATGGATACACTGACAGTTATATGTACTTTGTAGTTTCTGATACTGGATCTAGTTTGTTTACACTTAAGTCAAACCCTGTTTCACTTAGAGTAGCAACATCTATAAACCTTGCACCAAATCAAGTTGGAAATACAGAAATAACAATTCCTCATGGATCAACAACAGTTATAACTACAGCAATGCTTACTACGGGGTTAAACCCACCATACGAGGATCCAGAAGGAGATGCAGCGTCTATGTTATTAATTGAGAGTTTGCCTATATACGGTGTTCTTCTTCTTAATGGTATTAGAGTTTATGTTGATCAAGAGATATCATTTACTGATATAACTTCAGGATTATTTACTTATGTAAATAGCAACTTAGAAGAAAAAGGAATAAAAGAAGAATTTAATTTTAAAATCTCTGACGCTGGTTCAGGGGAATACAGAGGATAATGGCAAATTTTATATTTAATATAGAAGAATCATCGTTTAAAGTAAAACAACTAGCTAGTGTAGTTACTGAGTGTGCAACAATATTTTCATTTCAACTTACTGCAACTGTAGGAAACAGTGTAAGAATAAGTTTAGACAATGCAGTTCAGACTACCCTAAATTATGACAATGCATTTTTTACTATACTAGGAGTAGACACGCCTTGGGATGGTGCTGATAAAGTATTTACGTATAGTACTCCTATATCCTTCTCCTACTCAATTTCCAATTCAGGAACTCCTGGGTTGTTTAAAAAAGTAAAAGCTGAAGCATGGGATGATACTACTGTTGATCCTTTTAACTATTGGAATCAAATTACAGAAAGATCCAACGATAATTTACCCTGTGACAATCCAACTGGAGTAGGTGCTACTTATGATGAATTAATAGACACTCCAACAAACAAAACTGGAAGTGCACTAAAACTAGTTAGAGTTAATGCCGCTGAAGATGCACATGAATATGTAGATGCAGGATTACTTGGTGTTGACCTCAATTACACGCACGTGCAAGCAAGTAGTGCTTCTTGGGTAATAGCACATAACTTAGGAAAGATACCTTCTGTAACAGTACAGGATGGGGCAGGCAATAGAGTTCATGGAGATGTAGCCTACACAGATTTAAACAATTTAACAATAACATTTAACATAGCATTTGCTGGAACGGCTTATCTTAATTAATGGAGAAACTAGGAACAGATCTTGACCTTAATGGCAACCATATAAAACAGCTAAAGGTTGAACCTTTGTTGGCACTACCAACAGGATTGGGTGCGAGTGATGCAGGTACAATAGTATTTATATCTCCTGTAGTTGCTTTTTATGGATGGGACGGAACGATGTGGACTAAACTAACAAATGAATAGATGAGCGAAATATTTAACAAAGACGTAAGTATATTAGGAGATACTACTACTTCAGGAAAGCTTGGAGTTGGTGTTCCTAACCCTGTTGAAAAGGTAGAAGTAGATGGTAAAGTAAAGTCTGATGCTTTTATAACAGGCGGAGGTACTAGTACTGATTTTGTGAAAGGTGATGGAACACTGGATACAAATACTTATCTAGTACAAGCAGATGTAGATACTTACATACATGATCAAGGCTTACCAAATTCAGTCTGGACAATAACACATAATCTTGACAACTATCCAAGCGTTACGGTTGTGGATACAGCTAACACGGTAGTAATAGGTCAAGTAGATTACGTATCATTAAATTCTATAACAATAACATTTAGTAGTGGCTTTTCTGGTAAAGCCTACTTAAATTAATAATAAATAAATAATAAAAAATGGCAGATATTAAATTTTTAGTAGATTTAGATTTATCAAAAAATCAACTACTTAATGCAGTAGTTCAAAACTTAGCTACGGCCCCTTCAACACCTGCAGATGGTCAGATATACTGGGATACAGATGACAATACGCTTTATGTGTATAATGCAGATGGTCCAGCTTGGATTGATTTAGGAGAAAGCGGTATTACAAATCTTGGCTACACAGCAGGAGTATCTAATGGAACTGTAACATCAAGTTCAGGAACTAACGCAACTATTCCTTTAGCAGATGGTACTAATGCAGGTCTTCTTACTGCAGCTGAAAAAACTGTCATAGGAAACACAACAAACATAAACAGCGGAGATAACGCAACTAACTCACAGTATAGTGGATTAGTTTCTAACGTAAGCACAAACTTATCTGAAGGTACAACCACCTTAACAACTGTTGATGTAAATTCTTCAGACGGAACAAACGCAACTTTGGCATCAGCATCTACTTCAAGAGCAGGTGTAATGAGCAAAGCTAAATTTGACGAAGTAGTAGCCAACAACGCTAAAGTTTCTGACATTAATCACAATGTAACTACAAACCTTAGTGAAGGTACAACTACAACTACTACTGTAGTAGTAGAGTCTTCAGATGGTACTGACGCTACATTAGCACAAGCATCTTCAAGTAGAGCTGGTTTATTAAGCTCAGCAAAGTTTGACGAAATAGTTGCCAACTCATTAAAAGTAAGTGACATTCCTGATAACGTCACTACTAACTTATCTGTTACCACAACTTCAACAACAAATACTGTTGTATCTAGTGATGGTACAAATGCAACTCTTCCAGCAGCAACTACTACAGTAGCCGGTGTAATGACAGGTGCAGACAAGTTAAAGCTAAATCTCATTGAACCTTTAGCAGATGTAACGGATGCAACAAATGTAAATGCAGCAGGAGCTGTAATGAATTCAGATTCAACAACCGCATCAATGAGCTTTGTAATTGACGAAGATGCTATGACATCTGACTCAGCAACTAAAGTTCCAACACAACAAAGTGTTAAGGCTTATGTAGACACTGAGGTTGGAGCAGTAGTTCCTAACTCACCTACAGCATTAAGTACAGGTACCGTTACCAACACAACTTACGGTATTACTTCTGACGGATCTGCCAATGATGTTATAATAGCAGCAGCAACTATATCTGCATCTGGTGTAATGACTGGAACTGACAAAACTAAGCTTAATACAATAGAGACAGGAGCAAACGTTACTGACGCTACCAATGTTAATGCTGCCGGAGCAGTTATGAATAGTGATACTAGTACAGCGGCTATGTCATTTGTTATTGATGAAGATGCCATGGGAAGTAACTCTTCTACTAAGGTTCCTACTCAACAATCTGTTAAAGCTTATGTAGATGCAAACTTAGCAGCTAATGATGCAATGATATTTAAAGGTACAATCGGTACAGGTGGTACTTTAACACTAGCAGCATTTAATGCTCTAGTTGTTTATGATGCAGGTTGGTCTTACAAAGTTATTACAGCAGGAACTTACAAAGGAGTTGTTTCTGAGATTGGAGATATGTTTATAGCTACAGTTGATAGAGCTTCTGGTGGAATTAATGCAGACTGGACAGTAGTTCAAGCTAATCTTGACGGAGCAGTAATTGGGCCAGCTTCAGCAGGGTCTGGAAATGTGGCTACATTTGACGGAACATCTGGAAAATTAATACAAGATTCAGGATTAACATTAACAGGATCAAATACAGGTGATGAGCCTAATGCTAGTACTACTGAAAGAGGTATTATTGAAATAGCAACAATTGCTGAGACTAATACAGGAACAGATGCTACTAGAGCAGTTTCTCCTGATGGATTAGATGGATGGACAGGTTCTGCACAAGTAACCACAGTTGGAACAATAGCTGCTGGAACTTGGCAAGGTACTGCTATAAACCAAACTTACTTAGTTGGTCAAAGTGGAACTAACACTGGTGATGAGCCACCAGCTTCAACAACTGTAGCTGGTATTTCTGAACTAGCTACAAACACAGAAGCTAATACAGGTACTGCTACTAACAGAGTTCTTACTCCAGCAAACCTTAGGAGTGTTCTTGGAACAACAGGAACTCTTTCTACTGTATTAAAATATACTGAGTTAATTGGAGATGCAGCAGCTACCACAATAGTAGTTACCCACTCAATAGGACAAAAGCATGTTCAATCAACAGTGCTTGTTGAATCTACAGGAGATGTAGTAATTTGCGAAGTAGAAAATACAAGTACAACTACAACAACTTTTAAATTCAATGTTGCTCCAACATTAAATCAGTACAGAGTAATTATAGTAGGATAATATATGGCCATACAGAAAATCTTAACAGACTTGGAAGTTTCAGGTGCCGTGACAATTGACTCAGATACAGATACAATCTTGAAGCTGAACTCAACAGACAACGGTGCACTCTATGTAAATTACGCTAGAAGTGACGACAGGCATGCCTATGTTGGATTTGGTGGGGCTAGTGATAACTTTACTATAATGAGTGAAGAGGTTGGCGGTCAGTTAATACTAGGAACTGCGGCAACTACAAGAATGACTATTGATGAGACTGGAAATGTAGGTGTAGGTACAGATCCTCAATCTAAATTTCACGTCAGATCTTCAAGTTCAGGAGCTTCAACTCATGCAGGAACTTTAATTGTAGAGGCAGGTTCAGCTCCTTCTATACAGATTCTTTCAGCAAATACACAAACACAAAGTATTAAGTTTGGAGATGCCGAAGATGGAGATGTGGGAAGAATTACATATAGTCATGCTACTAATGAAATGACACTAGTTACTGCAGCAGCAACTAGAATGACTATTGATAGTGTTGGCCATGTAGGTATAAATGAAACAAATCCTTCTGAAGAATTACACGTAACAGGTAGAGCTATAATAACTGATAGGTTAGGAATTGGTGGAGACTTTGTTCCACAAAAAGCTCTTCACTTAAAAAATGCTGCTCCTATATTTAGGATGGAAGATACTGATACAGCAAGTTATGCTGAGTTTGTAAAAACTTCAAGTAGATTTACAATTAGATTAGATCCAACTGATACAGAGACAGCAAGCGAGATAACACTTGAATTAGATGGAACTGAAAGGTTTGTGGTAAAACCTGATGGTGTAGGAGTAGGAGTGACAAATCCAAAATCAGCACTAGATGTTAATGGAGGAGTTAAAGTAGCTAATGACCCGGCTACTACTGCTTTAGATACAAAAGTAGGAACTATAAGATATAGAGTTCTTAATAGCATTTCGTATATGGAAATGTGTATGCAAACAGATGGAAGTACGTATGAGTGGGTTATCATTGTTAAAAATGATTGGACTTTATAAAATAAAGCTATGGGAGCAAAAATATTTAATGCAGATAAATTTATTGTAGATGGAGGAACATCTGGTCAGTTTTTAAAAGCTGATGGATCAACACAAGCAATAACACCATTAACTACTGCGGAAGAAATACAAGACATAGTTGGTGCTATGGTTAATGGAAATGTAGAAACTAACATCTCTGTAACATACAGTGATGGAGATGGTAAGTTAAATTTTGTAGGTAATCCTACAGATACATTTTTAGAAGCTGTTGGGACACCAGTTGCAAAACAATTGGGAATTTGGAGTACTGCAGGTACATTAGAAGGAGACTCAGATCTTACATATAATTCAACAACAACAACACTTACTGTATCAGGAGAAATATCAACTTCACAATATAACTTAACAGCAATGCAAATAGTTCCTCTTGCTAGAAATGCAACAGGAGTTTTAGGGGAGATAAGAATAAATGCAACAGGTATATATGTATGCAGTGCTACAAATTCCTGGAGCAAAGTAACCTTGGCAACTTCTTGGTAGTTTTTTCCTACTTTTCCAAAATCTATTTTAGCTATAATAAATAAATAAAAACTAATCCATTCTTACATATATTTGTATAGACGTACACACTTAATATCATGAAATCAACAATGCTTTTTTTTAAAGAAATGACAGTAGGCAAAAGTCTTCTGCTGTCTTTGAGTCCCGTCCTAATAATGATATTAAGCATGAAAACAATTTTATTCGCATTATTTATAATTATAATAATTGACCTTTTAACTGGAATAAGAAAATCACATTATACAGAAGGTGTTTTATTTCAACCATTTAAAAAAGAATTCTGGAAAGTAATAAAGTCAAAAGAACTTCGCAGGACTTGGACTAAAGCAGTTGAATATATAACAGGAATTATAGCTTTCACAATCTTAGATACAATGGTTCTAGGAAGCTCTAGTATACAGATGCTAGGAAATGATTACTCAATAGCAGAACTAGCAGTAACAGTTGCCTGCTTAGTTGAAGTGTACAGCATTTATGAAAACATGGAAGCTGTTAGTGGAAACAATTTATTTAAAAAGATTCTTGGATTCTTACCAAGAGCATTTAAGTCTGCATTCGCACCTAGGAGAAGAAGGGGACAAGATGAAAAATAGACTAGAAATATCAAGATTCTCAGAAGATGAGTTTCAAACATTAGCTAAGTTCTTTGTGCTTGACGATTGTGAACTAGAAGTGCTTGAAGGATACATACTAGAGCTACCAGATAAAGACAATAAGACTAGCATATCAAGAATTCCACAAGGATCTTATACTTGTGTAAAAAGAAATTCCCCAAAGTATGGTGATCACTTTCACGTATTAGACGTTGAAGAAAGAAGCTACATACTTATACATCACGGAAATTATAACACTGATACAAGAGGATGTCTACTTCCAGGAAAAGATCTTATAGATATAAATGGAGATGGATTAAAAGACGTTACAAGTAGTAAAAAAACTATGGCAAAGCTTAATGAATTATTGCCAGATGAATTTGAACTATGTATCATAAATGAATTTAAAGATGAGTCAAAATAATGATAACCCAAAGTTAAAAAAAAATGGAGGCTCTGGCACTAATGTAGGTAATGCACTTAGATTCCTTGTTAAGCAAGGTAAAGAAGTAGCTCCTGAACTATTAGATCTTGCTGGAAGTCTTACGGGTATTAAACAATTAAACTCATTAGGAACGGCCATAAGAGGTGACAAGAGCCTTAGTGAACCAGACAAAAGTATTCTTCTTCAAGAAATGGAGAATGATATGATTGAGATGGTTGAGGTTACCAAGCGTTTACAGATAGATAGTGAGCACGCTATTACTAGAATGATTAGACCTGTAAGCTATGCAGCTATGTTTGTTTTATTTATGTCTGTAGTATTACTAGATGGTAACTTAGGAGCTTTTACAATAGATAAAGCATACGTACCTGTGATACAATCCTTATTTGGAACTATGACTATATTTTATTTTGGCTCAAGAGGTATTGAAAAAGTAATGAAGACTCTTAAGAAATCAGAATGAGTAGGTTAGAAACCTTTCTTAAAGACAATATAATATTTGTTGTCACTTTTGTTTTTTCTTGTGGAATAATGTATTCTGAAATTCAAAGCTTAAGAACTGTAGAAGATAGATTAGGCAAAAAAATTAAAGTAATATCACAAATGTCTGGTCAAATAAATGAATTAGAAAATAGAATAATTGTTTTAGAGACTACCAAGTGTAATTAGCTTATTAAATATTTTAGCTATAACATATAATAGCGTTGACTTACATTATGTTATACTTTTGTTGAAGGAGAATAATATAAAAATATTTCAATGGAAGAATTAAATTTAGGAGATTTGAATTTTGACACGGACACTCTTCAGTTATTTGATGAGTCAACAGGAGTGCAAGAACCAAAAGCAGACGGGACTACTCCTCCGTCAACAACAGTTGCAGATGCTGCAGTAGCTAATGTAACAAACGATACAAACACTGATGGTGAAGGTGATGATCCAGTGGATCCAAACCTAGAGAGCGTAGCTGATCAGAGTAAAGACAAAAATCAAGTTCAGGCAGGTAAAACACCTAATGGAAAAGAAGGCAGCGATTCTTCCTCTCCTAAACTGAATGAGACTGAACAGCTTTATTCAAACTTAGCTGCCGAATTCAAAGCCAAAGGTATTTTACCTGAGCTTGATGATGTTTCTTCTATAAAGTCTATGAAAGACATAGAAGAAGCAATTAAGAAATCAGTCGATTCTAGACTAACAGAACGACAGAAAGTTATTGAAGATGCACAGAAAGCTGGAGCACCAATAACAGAGGTTTCTCAAAAAGTAGACACCATAGATAAACTTAAGCAGGTTACTCCTGAGTTTATTAGAGATGACAATAACATTCAGTTTAGAAAGACTGCAATTGTTCAAGATTTCATTGAAAAAGGATATGGTGCTGAAAGAGCTGAAGCAATGGCTCAAAGAAGTATTGATGCTGGTACAGATATTGAAGATGCAGAATTTGCATTAGAGAGTCTTATTAAATCAGAAGAGGCTTCTTTAAAAATTATAATTGATAATGCAAAGGCTGGAGAAAAAGAAAGCCTAAATAACATTAAAGATTATATTGCTAAAACATCAGAAGTAATTCCTGGTATTGAATTAACTGATTCTCAAAAGGATGAGTTATACAATCAGATTACTACTGACTTAGGTAATAAGGACAACGCATTTATGGTTGCCCAAAAAGCTGATCCAATTGGATCTAGAATTAAACTCGAAGCTTTATTTTACTTAACTGGTGGTCTAAAAGACTTTTCTATATTTGGAAACAAAGCAGAAAGTAAGATTACTAATAACATAGAAAATTTATTAAGAGGTGCTAATTTTACGCAAGAAGGTTCAGTAGATACTAATGTAGCTGATGGAAATTCTAACTTTAAATTATCAGATCTTAAGGATTTAACAATAGAGTAAACAACTTTTTAAAAACAATTAAATTATGCAATTAGGACGGTTCCAAGTAACTGACGCAAAAGCGTTTGCTGGTATGATTAATCCTGAAAACACATTAGGTGCTATCTGGAAAACATCTCCAACAAAGATTAATGATGCTATGATCAAATTGTTAGCAATCAATAGAGGTAAGTCTCTAGAGAACATGCTAGCTAAATTTGAGACTAAGCAAGTAGAGAATGACAATGAGTTCTATTGGGAGCTTATAGGCTCTTCTCGTAGAAACATTCCATTAGTGGAAGCTTCTTTCAAAGGTGCAACTGTTACAGGTAGTGACAACAACATTGGAGAAGGTGGCCAAGAATTTGAATTAACATTTGACGAGCAGTGGTTCTTCAAAGGTGAATTGATTGTTGGTGAAAAAAATGAAGTGTATCCAATTAGACTATTAGATGATGGTTATCCATCAGGAAGTCAGTGGGTTCATACTGCAGAAATTGCAGGTTCAGATCGTTCAGGTATCCCTGGTTCTGAATTGGTAGCTGGAAAAAGATTTACTGAAGAGTTCGCTCCTGTAGGTAAAGGTTTATCTCGTGAAGTAGGTGGAATTCGTAGAGTTACTCCTGTCGCTATGAGAGGTGAGTTAACTACTATTCGTATTGACCACAAACTTCCAGGTGATGCTACAAACAAGCAAGTTGTAATGGGTCTTCCTGTTATTGACAAGGCTGGTAACAAAAAAGTATTTGGTGCATTATCATTATACGAGGATTGGTTAGTAGAGCAAGAATTTTCTCTTTACAAAAACAAATTCCTTATGTATGGTAAGACAAACAGAACTTCTGATGGTCAGTACCATAACAAAGATGTTTCTGGACGTAGTATCAAAATTGGATCAGGTATCCGTGAGCAAATGGAGCAATCTAACACTTACTTCTACAATGATTTCTCAATTGAGTTATTAGAAGAAATCCTTTTCGGATTATCAGAAGGTAAGTTAGGATTCAACCAACGTGTTTTCATTCTTCGTACAGGAGAAAGAGGAGCTGCAGAATTCCACAAAGCTGTCTTACAGACAACTTCAGGATGGTCAGCTAACATGAGTACTCCAGGAACTAACCCTGCAACTGTAAAAAGCACTAGCTCTGAGTTACATAGTAACGCAATGGCTGCTGGATTCCAGTTCGTAGAGTATATGGCTCCAAACGGTGTAACTGTTAAGTTAGAAGTAGATGATTTCTATGATGATAAAATTCGTAACACAATCAAGATCCCTGGATCTAATGGTGTAGCTGAATCTTACAGATTTGATATCTTTTACATGGGTACTATGGAAGATCCAAACATCCAAAAAGTACAAGTTAAAGGTAAGGAAGAGTACCGTGGATATCAGTATGGTTTCAGAAATCCTTTTACAGGAGCTGTAAACAACGAGAACATGGGAACTTTAGAGGACAGTGGAACTATCACCAAATGGTGTCAGTTAGGAGTTGTGGTTTATGACCCAAGTCGTACCGCTTCAATCATCCCTTACGTATTAGCGTAATTGATAAAGACTTAATTACCCTCGTTTGTTCGATGAGGGTAATTATTTTAAAGTAACAGTTGGGAGATCTGTAAACACTCCCAAACATAAGGAAGGAAGAATCATAAATAAGATAACATGGCAACAGCTAAAAAAAGTGCAGCTTCAAATGAATCTGCAAAACAAATAAGAACTGATTTCTTAGAAGATAGGATAGTATCAGTAAAGCATATTCCAAATGAGACAAATGGAATTAAAGATATTAAGCACGTAGCATACGGAGGCTTATTGAATGGAGCAGAGGTAGCAATACCAGCACCAACAATGGATAATGGGAAGATGAAAAATCTTCTTACCAATGTAGAGAAAGAAGGATTAGAGCACGTATTGAATGGGGTTGACTTATCAATATACGGGCCATTCTGGAAAACTGGAGGAGATGCATATAGCATGGGTATTCTTCCTATATACTTAGGTAAAGATGAATTAAGATTAGACTTGTCTGATCCTTATGATTACATCAAGTACAAAGTGTTATTAGCATGTCCAGTAGTTGCAAACACTCTTGATGAGATTAAGCACAGGGCTACTAACAAATTTGTACTAACATCAGCTTCTGAGCAAATGGCTAAAGAAATTGATAAAGTTGGAAACAAAGTACAAGCATACAAGTTGTATGTAAAGTATGAAGAAGACAAAGAAATATTAAGATACACTTTAAGAAACCTTGGTAGAAATACTAACAGATCTCATAAGCTAGATTTCTTGCAGTCTGAATTACATAAAGAACTTGAGAAGAACCCAAGTTTACTTTGTTCTATTATGGGTGATGATTTTCTAAAAATGAAAGTGTTGTTAGAATCTTGTTACGAATTTGGAGCAATTAATAAAGTAGAGAAGAAGTTTTATACTTTAGATGATGAGCCTATTTCTGATGGAGATGCTCCAATCCTACAAACTGCTGCTGAATTTTTAGCATCTAATTTAGGACAAGAAATGAGGTTAGCATTGCAAGCAAAGCTTAAGCATAACTTAAAGTAGGATATAGACAATGACTGCATCAGAAACAAAAGAAGAGTTTAATTTAAGATATAACAATGCACTGGAAGGTGCACCTGGTTTAGACACTTTTGAAATAAGTTCTTACTTAACTATTGCACAAGAGCAATTTGTAAAGCTTATGTATGATGCGTCAAAAGATCCTGCTAATTCTTTTGAACTTCACGAGAGAGCTCGTAGATCATTAAATGAGTTGGTTGTAAACGAGAAGGTAACACTTCCGGTTGCGTCTGCTAGAGGATTAGTTGATGAGTCGGTATTTTATGAGATAGGTGCAGGTGGTGGTATTCAAGCTGCTGAGGTTAGAACTCCAATGTATATTGTTTTAGAGACAGTAAGGATAGATGTTAAACGAGGTAGTAATGAAGAGTTTAATTACTCAAACAGAGTAATACCTGTATTGCCAACAACTCATGATGAGTTTATGATTAACTATAGAAATCCATTTAGAAAGCCAAACAATAATAAAGTATGGCGTGTAGATCTTTCTAAAGAAAACTCTAAGACTACTGTAGAATTAGTAGCAACAGTGGCTATTAAGGAATACAATGTCCGATATATTGCTTATCCTTTTCCTATCATAGTGGAAAACTTAAGTACAGCTGAGGATACTGCTGGACTTGGATTGTCAATTAATGGTAAGGTAGCACAAGCTGCATGTCAGTTAAATGAGGCAGCTCAAAGAGAGATAATTAACATTGCTGTAGAAAATGCAGTTCTAGATTATAGAGACGGAACTTTACAGTCTAGAATGTCATTAGACGCAAGAGTATAATAAATTAAAAAATATTAGGAGGTTTGATACGTCCACCTTATATTTACATAAACGATTGTATCAAAAACAATTTATATTAATTAAACACAATTTTTATTATGGGATTAGCCGGTCAAAATCAGGTTAGACACATGTACGTAGGTGCTCCAGTAGACGTAGCAACTGTAGCTTTATTAAAAGCTGAAGCTGTAAATAGCTTGCAACTTTTAGGAGCAACAGGTGAAGCAGTAGCAGCTGGAAAAGCTTTTAAAATGTACCAAAAGGATGCACTAGGAAACATTATCTCTAGTGATACCATTAAGCCAGATAATGTAACTCATGTAGCATCAGTAGCTTACCAAGCTGCAACAGACAAAGCTGTAACAATTTCTGCTTTAACAGTAGACGTTAACAGTCTTTATACTGTATCTATCGAGATAGTAGGACATGGTTCTTTGTCTCCAGAAGACACTTACCTAAAGCAAGCTTTTTACAAAGCAGTTGCAGGTGATGATCAAGAAGCTATCGTTGATGGTTTAATTGCATCTTTGAATCGTAACTTTTCTCGTGAGATTGGAGCAACAGCAACAAGCAACCCTGCATTTGCATTTAGCAAAACTGGAACTGGAGCTGCAGCAGCTTTAGTAGTTACAGGTAAAGCTCAATCAGCAGGATTTGATGGAAACAAAAAGACTCGTGTATACGATGCTTTTGAAGTAGATATCAAATGTGAAACTTATCCAACTGTAGCAGTTACTACTCCAGCATTTGCAGGTGTAGGAACAGGATTCCAAATTGTTGAGATGGAATACTTCCTTCTTGGTGAAAGAGGAGATGCTTACAGAACTAATGGTTACCCGTTCAACCTAGTTGGGCCAGACCTAGTTTCTAACGCAGCTGGAACTTACAACATCATTGAGATTGTTTATTTTGATGAAGGTAGAGATGAAGCTAAGAAGTCTAAGAAAGGTTTAACTATCGTTGCACCATTCACTAACTTAGCAGGTAATGCAGCTTTAAACACTGTAATTGCAGATCTTAATACTATATTAGGAGCAGGTTCAGTAGACGCACTAGCAGAAGCATAGTAGTCTAAACTAAACTAAAATTACCAAAGGGACTGGAATTTAATTTTCCCAGTCCCTTTTTTTTATTCATTATAACAAAAAAAACATTATGTCAATAACAGTAAATACATTTATGGTCTCTAATGACCTTAGTACTATACAGCTTGACGTAGAAGTAACTGCTGGCCAAGTTGTAGATAATTTACTACTATGGGATCAGGATACCTACAAGAACCCAGCTACTGCGGTAAGTCTAACATCTTTAATTTCTGGTGCTAGCAATGTTGAGAGTATTGAAATTACAGCAGCACAAGCAGGTGTTTCATCTTTTAGTGGTATTTATTTTCTACAAATAGAAACAGATGACGAAGAGGCTATTGTTGTAGCTACATTTAATCTAACACAATACTATATAATTCAAGCTAAGCTTATTGCAAACATTGACTTGTCTTGCTTAAACTGTAATGGCAACTTTCAGAATGCAATCTTATTTGACATGTACTTGGAAGCAACTAAACAGTCATTAGTACTTGGAAGATTCCAAGATGCTATTGACAATCTAAAAAAATTAATAATCACAGTAGACACATCTGATTGTGACACTTGTAATGATATAGAGCCATTGGTTTCAACGGCAGGAAATATTGTATCAGTAGGTGTTATAGATTGCTTACTTACAGAAACACCTTAAGATGAAAGAAAAAGATGCGAGAATATTTGTCACATCAGTATCTAATGCTTCTAAAAGGTTAGAGTATTATGGTGATGCACAAATAGAAGGAATAACTTTACTTAAGTTAATATATAAGTATGCAAGTTATTGTACAACATATAAGCAGCTACAACGCCTTAACTCTATGGTTTCAACACTACAGACCACTGATCATTTAATATGCATGGAGTATCAAGCACTTCCTGCTTACAATGTGCCTTTAAGCGGAACAGGAGAAGTAGTGATAGGTGCAGGAAGCCCTAATCAGCCTCCTACACTTGGAGATATATCAATAACTCTTCTTGAAGGAATAACTGCGTTTGGATTTGCAGATGTAGTGTTGTATGAAAATTATGTAGATGATGCTGGTGGTTCTCCATCAGGCTTTGTAATAAAAACACTTCCTGCTAACGGAGGATTATATTATGGTAATGAGATAGTAACTTTAAATACTATATTGCCTATTTCTGCTTTCTTAATATTTGAAAGATATCCAGATGGAATATCAGGAGTGGATGATGCATATGTAACTACGTTTACATTTTCAGCATTTGATGACAACACACAACTTCCACTTGAATCTAACATAGCAACAGTAACAGTCAATGTAGACGCATTAGGAGTAACAAATGAACCAGCAACAGTGGGAGATAGAGCACAGTATTCAGACAACAGAGCTACAACAGTATTTACAGTAGCTGATTTTACAGTTAATGCAATAGCACCATACTTTGATCCAGAAGGAAATGATCTTGATGCAATTCGTATTGATGAGGTGTCAGACGCTAACACTGGAGTTTATTATTTCTTTGATGCTGAAGTAACTGTAGGACAAGTTATAACCAATGCAGAAATAGCTGCAGGTGCTTTTTATCACGTTGCAGCAGATCAGAATGAAATATCAACAGACACGTTTGAGGCAAGTGTAAGAGACACTGGCTCTATGATATGGGTAAGTTAATTTAAAACAAATAAAATAATGTTATATACACTAACTAATGGTGGGCTTCAAAATGGTAGGCCCACCGCAATAGGATCAGTTTCAATAGGAATGAGCTCTGTACAAACTCATGTATTTACTGTTGCTAATTTTACAACAGAGACATCTCCTGCTTATTCTGACCCTGAAAATGATCCATTAGCATACATAAAAATATTAAGTCTACCAGACACAGGAACTTTAGCTGTACAGGGTATTATATCTCAAGCAGTTACTGTTGGAACTCTTATTCAAGTAGGAGTTATCACATCAGGAAATTTTGTATACATAGCCACAGGTGTTGAAAGCTATACTAGTACTTGGAACTTTGATGCTGCTGATACGGGATCTAATTCACTTAGTGGATTAAATTCAGGTACTGTAGCAATGGCTGTAATAGGAGTGGCTAATGAAAAGCCATCTCTTGTTGGAGACAATACTATAGCAAAAAATTACTCAGAGTCACACGTGTTTAGCTTAGCAGATTTTACAAGTAATACTACGCCAGCTTACACTGACCCGGAAGGTGATTTACCACAAGCTGTAAAGATATTAAGCATCCCTTCAAATGGATCTCTTCAGTTTAATGGTTCTAACGTAATAGTTAACCAGATAATAAAAGCCAATGAAGTTGACTTAGGTTATTTGGTATACGTGCCTAACCTGGCCACCACTACAGTTCAAACTTTAACTTTTAACTTTGCAGTATCTGATGTAGGATCTGGAGAATTTACAGAATAATATGGGAGTAATGACATTGTTTATTGGAGAAGAATATATAGTAGGAACTGGACAGCATGGTGATATAGATACGGTAATAAGTACTGTGTCTGTATGCGAAGGAGTATGGAGTCTTCAAGTTGTTTGTACCTCATCATTGTGGGTTGAGTTTGATTTGTCAGATGCATTTTGCACTGTGACAAGAGCAGATAATGATCCTTTTGTGAATGGAGAAACACTTACTGGAAACAGAGAATACATTATATCTATCACTGGCTTTCAATCATTTGCTGGTCAACAAAATACTACTGAGTCACAAGTAGTGTGTACTGTAAAGAATACTGAACTTGGAGCAGAGATAAACTCTTCAGAAATGACTAGGCTTCATGCTAGTTTAAATTGTAATTAATAAAGGTGTATCACTTGTTTGTGATATGCCTACTTGACTTCTCTATTTAATTTTTATATATTTGTTACATGGAAGATAAAATTATTAAAGACTTTTTACTGAGCAAAAGAGGATACCTCAAAAAAGGAAATGTAACAATCCAAGCTGCACTGGCAAAAAAATATGGGATGGCATTTCATACAGATGACATTAGAAGCTGCAAGAAGGCAGTCAAGAAATCACTTAAGAAAATAAGAAACCTTGATGTAATTACAGAAGACTTTAGAGAGAATATACAAAGAGTAGAGGCCATGGTTTTTACTCCAATTAAAAAAGCTCCTAAGGTAGCATTAAGTACAAACATAGCACCGGATATTGCAGATCAAGAAGGAATGCATATACTAATGGGATGTAATCATGTTCCATTTCATCATAAAAGATTACATGATGGAATAAGAAAGATGATGCTTGATCATTCAGATAAGATCGTAGGCTTTCATCTAATGGGTGATTTTGCAGACATTAATACTTTGTCATCACATGACAAAGGAAGGTTCACTGCGGTGCCTGGATTAACTCTTGACGATGAGTATGCAGCTTGTAATGATGAGCTAGATATGTTTGCTCAAGCAATGAGTCCAAATGTATGGAAAACATATTTATATGGTAACCATGAAGACAGACATAATAGATGGATGTCTAATATGGATAATGCTAAAACACCATTAACTGCTCCTAGAGAAGGTATGGATTTAGTAGAAAGAGGTTACCATGTTAAAAACAAATGGTCACAAGATTACTTTACACTTGGTAATGATTTTGAGATTTTTCACGGAATTTACTTTAGCATACATAATGCTAAGGCTCACCTAGACAAACTAAGAACATCTTGTGCTTATGTACATACTCATAGAATCCAGAACTACCGTGAAGGAAGGATGGCCGCCTTTAATATTGGTGCGTGTGCAGACTTTACGACCTCAGCCTTTAATTATGCCACGAGACCAATGAAGGCTCAATGGGCTAATGGTTTTGCTATTAACATGATTGACCATAAAGGTAATTCAAACATAACACAAATTAATGTAAATCCTGACGGAAGATTTTGGTTCGGAGGAATACGTTACTAATAAATAACAAATGGTTAAAAGAGAGCTTATATATACAATATTTGAAAAGCTAAACATCAACAGTGACGACACACATGTTACTGAAGAATTAGTTAGCTCACTTATTGATACAAAGAGAGCAATGTTGTTAAAGCAGCAATATGCAAAGAATGCTTGGCACATGCCAATTGAAATTAAGCAAGAGCTTTGCCTAGATTTAGAACTCGTTAACAATGTTAGTGGGTATTCTTGTGCTGGAAAGGTACTCTCTACTAAACTGGAACTACCTAGGTCTATTAAGATTAAAGGTAAAGAAGGTCCATTAATAGTAAGGAAAGAAGATGGAGGAGAAATAGCAATAAACATTGTGCCAATAGAAAGGGTTCCATTCTTATTCTCTAATAAATTTACGCAACATTTAATATACTGTGCAGTTGATTATAATGGAAAGTTATTTTTAATGTCTAATGACAACAAGATTAAGTTTTTAAAAAGCATAAAAGTAACTGATGTATTTGAGCAACCAGATATTGCAAGACAACTTACTTGTACTTATGATAACACTGTAGAGGTGTGGGACGCTGACTATCCTGTAGAGTCAGCAATGTCAGATGTAATTGTACAAATGGTAGTACAAGATTTAACTAGGTCTCTTCAAGTACCTGCAGATGTTACTAATAACGCTTCTGATGACAGAGAGGAGCAAGCACTTCCACAATATGCAAGAAGACCACAACGACAAAGAAGAAGATAAAAGAAACCATAAGATAAAGACTGACTATGGTAGCGGTGATTACTACAAGCACTTTATAAAAGAGACTGGAGCAACACACATATCAAGAGCAATGTTTGGATCAATAATCCGAGAATTCAATACTCATATAAGAGATAGAATTTCTACTAGAGGTGCTGAATATATTCTTCCCCAACGAGTAGGAAAGATTGAACTAAGGAAGGTAAAGACTGAAGTTAAGATAGATGAGGATGGTATTATTATAAACAACCTTCCAGTAAATTGGAAAGCAACAAGAGAGTTGTGGGCTGAAAACTCAAAGGCGAAGGAAAGGAAAGTAAAGATTAGGTATACTAACGAGCATACTGATGGTCACACTTTTAGAATATATTACAGAAAGTCAAAAGCTAACTTTAAAAATAAAAGCATCTACAAGATGCAATTTAATAGAACTATGAAGCGTCAGTTGTCTGCATCTATATTTGCAGGAAAGATTGATGCTTTCTTAAATTAAACAATATGGCAAGCACAGGGAATTTAGTTAGCATCAAAATGATTGCTGATAGGTTATTTCAAAATCCTTTGATGAAGGATCTTAATTATGAATTTATTGTGGATAATGCAATTGAAGTTCTTAGAATACTAGATGCTCCGGCAATTTATGTAACAAGAAGAGAAGCTATCAATGTAGAAAACTTTAGAGCACTTAAGCCTATTGACATGGTAAAGGTTGAAGGAATAGTAAGAACTGACAGAAATGGCCACCCGGAAACATTAAGCCACAGTGAAGATATATCACAAGAATTCTTTCATGTTGGAAATAAACTACCATCAAGAGATGACGGCACATATACATTAAACAGTAAGTACGTTAATGTAAACTTTGAAAAAGGAGTAATCAATGTAATATACAAAGCTATTGCAACTGATGAGGAGTGCTATCCATTAATACTTGACAACGCAATCTTATTAAGATGTGTGCAAAGTTATATTAAATGGAAATGGTTTGACATCATGAACGATATGGATATGATATCAAATCAAAAGCTAAGCAAAGCTGAGATTGATTATTGTTTTAATGTTGCTCAAGCTGATGCAAATCTTAAGCTTCCAAGCATAGATGAGATGGAGTCTTTAACAAATATGATAACCCAAATACTACCAAGTAGAACTGAATTCAAAAGAAGATTTGAATTTCTAGGTGCTCAAGAGTATACAAGAATACACTAATATGATAAAGCAACACGAGGGAAAGTACTTAGGAATGAGCAAGGATGTCGCAAGTGACTTGCAAATTGATAAGTATTTTGATGCAAAGAATATACGTATTATTGCAACTGATCAAAAAAGTTCTTTTGCACTTACTAATGAAGTAGGTAATGAACTTATTTTTTCTATTCCCATACCTGAATTAAACTTACTAACTACTAGTATAGATTATGTTGTTTCAAATCAGTTTGCAGCAAATCAAACTAAAAAACTTTTTTACTCTACATCAACTGGACTTGATGGTGCTACACCTCCAAGGTGTGAGATAGAGAGAACGTATCAGGGACTAACTTCTGGAACCCAAGTAATCATAGGTACAAAAGAACTTAGGAACTCAGCGTTAATTATATCAACTGATAACAATGGGTTTGATTGTTTTTGGGAAGTGACCAACTTAAATGGAAGTCAATTTGAACTTGAATTGTTGTACATGGGTGACTTAGACTTATCTACTCAAAATTTAGTTCAGATATTATATAACTATGAGAATTCAGTTATAGAAAAAGTGTATTTTGTTGATGGCATACATCAAATAAGATTCATGAATATTCGTCAAAGTATTGATAATGGAGATTCAAGAAACCTAATTGACGTTAGCCCTAATGCACTTGATGTAGTAGGTACGTTTGATTTATCTCAACCATCAATTGAAGGAATTGTTTCTGGTGGTACTCATACTTCAGGTAAGATACAGTATGCTTATGGACTCTATGTTCTTAATGGTGCTCAAACAACTATATCACCTGTGTCTGAATTAGTATCAATTGATAAAGGTCCAGGAGAAGGAGGAGGAGATGTGAACGAAGTGTTAGGAAGATCTGTTAGAATAAAGATTCCTAATCTTGACAATCAATTTAGTCACGTAAAAATATATTCTATAAAGTATACATCTCTTGACCAGTTGCCAGAAGTAAAAATTGTAGCTGACAAAGAGATTGATGATTTTGAAGAATTCTCATTTACTGATGACAACTCTTCTTTAGAAGGAATATCATTAGAAGCTTTCTTATTCCTAGGCTCAGCACCTATTATACCACAGCACATCGTAACTAAAGACAATAGATTATTTCCTATAAACATTAAAGAGGTGCCATTTGACATTGACTTAGATACAAGGGCCTATTCATTTGATGATCAACAACAAGCCTTTGTTATAGATTCCCCATACGTTGATGACAACTTAGAGCTTCAAGGAAATACTCAGGATGCATCAAATTTTCTTTTATCAAGATCTCTTGATTCAATTAATGCAGATTATGGTGCACAAAAATATCAAAGCGATGGAATTACTTTAGGTGCTACAGGTCTTTACACAGAAGTAGAAATAATACAAAATACTGATCTTACAGAGTCACAGATAGATGAACTCCAGTTTTTTAAAGATAGAGAACTATACAGGATAGGTATTAAGTTTTACAACAGAAGAGGACAAAGCTCAGAGCCTTCTTGGATAATGGATTTAAGAGCACCTGGAGAATCAAACTTATTTGGAAAATATAGTCAACTAAAAGTTACACTAACACCAGAATTCTATACATGGCTAAACACATCTTCTAATTTTGCATCAGAAGATGAAAAGCCAGTTGGGTATAAGATATTAAGGGCTGACAGAAAACTAAGTGATCAGACAATACATTCTCAAGGAATGATAAATCCAATGATTGCAAACTGGTTGTCTAATGACAAGCCACAGAGTAAGCCTGATTGGAAAGAAATAGTTAATGGAGGTGGATCAAACAAAGTAGACATACTTCCTTCGATGACAAGGATGTTTCAAAATATAGTTCCATTTAATGCATGTGAAGATTACTTACCATTAGTAGTAGATAACTTAGGTGGTGGTAATATATTAGGTCAAGGAACATTTAGAGAAGGATTCTATGCAAATAATACTGAAGATAATTTAGCAATGAATTTTCAGCACAGCAGAATGATGCAGTATTTTAGCCCAGAAGTTTCATTTAGAAATAATGTTATTGATGCTAGTTATATATTAAATATTGTTGGACTAGAAAGACAATCAGAGATAGAATGCTGGTCAACAGAGACAAATCCAATTAGTGCAGTATCTTCAACAGAAGTTATATTTAGAAATGGAATAAACATAGACTCTCCTGGGGTTGATTCTAGTGAAGTTTTTTCAGGAAGTGCAACTAATCTAGATGATTATGGTTTCTTTGGCCCAGCTAACGATGATACAGCAGCTACTACTCACCAAGTATATAGAGAGTTTTTGTCAGACTTTGCTCCTGCTTCAGGTCCTCTTGAGAATAGACAGTGGGAAGTTTATGGATCTCCTGAAATTACACAAGAAGGTGCAGACTTTAAAGAGTATAATGGTAATCCAAAGTTAAGATACTCAAACAATTTAAAGACAATGAAGGTTGACAACTTCACTGGAGATGATGGACCAAACAATGATTCTGATGTAAGAATAAAAGGATGTAACACCATTGGTGCAAAGTGTATTACTTTTGCTTTAGGTGCTGCTGATTTAGAATTAGATCAGAGACCTAGTATTGAACAAATACATCAACAGGCACAAACAGTTTCAGGTGTAACAAATAATATTGCTAATGATGGAGTTTTAATTGCTGAATTTGTAAGACCAGAATACTTGTTGTATACTGGAGGGTTTTATGGCGGAATGTCTAGTGAAGCTAAAGGAGTGTCAAGCTATATAGAAATAGGATCTTATACAGGGATAGATCAAAACACAGTTACAATAGAATCTCCTGGAGATACTTTTGTAAACGTCTTTAAATTTGCAAAAATGACAAAGGCTGACTTAGAAATTCAAAGTCAAGATTATAACATAATGTCAGAAATAGTTTCTGTAAGACTTGAGACAACAGTTGATCTTAAAAATAGAAATGACTTATCTTTAATTAATTGGGACAATAGATGGCAACCAAGAATGGAAGAGTACAACAACTACAATACTGTATACTCTCAACAGCCAACATTAATAAAATCTGTAGACACCGGAACTAAGCTTAAAAAGATTAAAGAGTTTGATGCAAGGTTAGTAGCTTCAAAAGAAAAGATACCTGGAGAATTCATTGATAGTTGGACAGACTTTTTAGAAAATGAAGTGATGGATCTTGATGGAAAGTACGGACCAATTAATGCAGTCGTAAACTTAAAGGATGAAATATTTTGTCTTCAAGATACTGCTGTTGCACAAATATCTATAAACCCTAGAGTTCAAATACAAGGAAATGATGGCTTATCTTTAGAGTTAGGTACCGGAGGAGTTCTTAATGATTACTCTTATAGAACAACAACTGTTGGTTGCTTAAACAAATTTGGAGTAGTAACATCAGAGATGGCATTCTATTTTATTGATGTAATTAACCGGGGCATAATGACTTTTGATGGACAAAAGATTGGTAGGTTAACAGACTCTAAAGGACTTCACTACGAGATGTTAGAAAGAATGAATTACGAAGAGTTAATAAAAGATAATGCTGTATTAGGAACAGGTGTTTCACTTGGTTACAATCCTGTAAATGCAGATGTGTACTTTACATTCTTACAACCAGGAGATAACTTTACGTTAGGATTTAACGAAAAGATGTCAGAGTTTGTTTCTTTTTATGATTACACTCCTGCTTGGTATATAAACAAAGGATCTGTATTAATTAGTACAAACCCAAATAGTGTTTCATTATGGGAGCACTTTAAAGGTAAGCCTAATTACTTTTATGGAACTCATTATCCTAGTAGTGTTACATTACATGTTGCACCAGCAGGAAATGAAATCATACTTAACAATGCAGGATACAAGATGGAACTTGTAGATGAATCTACAGGATTAGAAATCCCAAACAAAGGATTAACTGGAGTAAGAGTCTATAATGACTATCAAGATTCAGGACTAGTTGACTTACAATTAAGAAAGAATGTGTTTAAAAGGTTTAGAAACTGGAAGATTAATTTCCCAAGACAAGCTGGCTCTAGAGATAGAGTACGCAGTGCATGGGGCTTTGCTGAGTTTGTCTTTGAAAACACGGATGGTAACAAATTAACCTTACATAACATATCAATATTTTACACACAGTATTAATTCTGTATGATACCAAATATTGACAACAGAGTATAGATAACTTATATTTGCATTATGGCATTAGAAAAAGATCCAAAAAATAATAAACCTTCATTTAACGTGAAGGCTTATAAGCATGCCATCTCTATGATAGAATCTAATGGAGGTAAATTACTAGAAGCAGGCAGGAGCAAAACAACTGGAGAACTATTATCATCTGCAGCTGGTAAGTATCATTTTCTTTATGATGAAATAATGCATGATCCTTCTATGAAGGGTGTATCTAAAAGAGAGTTTATAAATGATCCTGAACTTCAGGAAGAAATAATGGACAAGGCTCTTAATGGAAACCTTAAGGGATACACTTATGGAATAGATTACGCAAAACAATTAAAAGAAGAATTTAACACAAATCATACTGCAGAAGAGCTTGCAGCTTTAACTCATTTCTTAGGAGCAGGAGGAGTTAAGACTTACTTAAGAGATCCTGATTATGTAGTTCCGGGAGAATTAAATGCAACAGGTCAACAATACGCAGATAGGTTTACAAAGAATTATAACACTTATACTCCTCCTGAAGAAGAGGCTTTAATAGAAGGTGCACCTGTAGATACACCTGTAGCTGAGCCTACACAAGCTTTACCTAATCAACCTATGCAATCAAGAAGGAGAAGTAGTAGAGATGCAGCACAATCAAGTAGGCCAAGAATAGAAAATTTACCCATGAGCTCTAGAAATCTCATGAAGAAAAATATTACCATACAAGATTTGCCACCAATGCAAGGTATGAATCCAGTGCAAGCTATGGATCCAATGTCAAATCCTCTTCAGTTTGGAGGTTATAATAAACTTGTAATGGGAGGTCCCACAGGTGCAGATGATGCAGCAGAAGATGCATCAGGCCCTGGTGCTGGTGCTTATGTAGCAGCTGCAGGAACTGCAATGGAATTAGGTAATATGGCGTTTGGAGCCACAGGTATTAGTAGAGATGGATCAACCCCTCCACCAGATGTTCCTTCTCAAGGAGCAGCAGCAGCAGCAGGTATGTTAAAGGGTGCAGCAGCAGGTGCAGCATTTGGGCCATGGGGTGCAGCAATAGGAGGTGGAGTTGGAGCAGTAGCAGGATTTGTTGGACAAGGAAAACAAAAAGATGATGCAGCTGAGGCTGCGTTTCAATACGAAGCAAACATGCATAACCAAGCAAGTAATAGTTATGCTAAAGGTGGTATGTTAAAAAGAGCTGATGGTTCTTATTCTAAAAGAGGGCTATGGGATAACATAAGAGATAATAAAGGATCTGGAAAGAAACCTACTGAACAAATGTTAGCTCAAGAAAGAAAGATAAACAGCAAGGAAGAAGGTGGGCCATTAGATCCTCTTACTAATACTGGAACTAAGACTCTTGAAGACAAAAAACCAAAACCAGCATATACTGAACAACAAGAGAAAGCTATACAGGACTCAATAAAAGCAATCAAGCAAATATATGGTGAAAATGTTGATCAAGGAACTATCAATACTATACTAAGTAATATAGAAATTGAAACTGGATTTAGAGATCTAAGAGAAAAGGCTTATTCATTTGATAGAATTAAAGAGTTAGGAGATGGTGACTTATACAGTGCTAACAAGAACTTAGATAAATGGGGTAAAGGTAAAGCTGCCTATAACAAACTTAGCAAACCAGAAAGAATATCTGTTATGTATTATGGTGATACAGATCACGCAGACATTGCTGGAGGTACTGGTGTATTACAATTAACTAGTGCTAACTATGGTGGTAACAGCAAAACAGAAGATGAAATAACCAAAGCTTCTAATCAGCTAGGCTTAAGTAATAGCAAGTTAGCTGACAACTTCTATGACAGTACATTGTTAACTCTTCAAGTAATGAAAGATAGAGGCCATGACTTTTCTGGTTTTGGTAATGCAAAAGATGCAAGATTCTCTGTAGTTAATCCTGGACAGAATTATGATAAGATGGACGCAAAAAAGCAAGCTATACTTGATAATGATTACTCTAGCTATTATGGAAACATGAACCAGTCAGTTGACCCAAGTATCATAACAAACAATACTGGATTAGATCAAAGTACTAAAGATAGATTTTTAAAAACAAATGAAGCGACAGGACTCACTCCTGACATAGTTGAAAAGCTAACTCAGCAAGCACCAATAAGGGAAACAAATCCAATGCTAGCTGCATTCACATCAGACCCTAACAAAGACTTATTCTCAGGAATAGGAATGAACTACCAAAAGCAAAAAATGTCTTCTTACGAAGAAGATGAGATGATGAAAAATATTCAAGGGCAAAATCAAAATCAATTTATGAGTGGTGGAGAAATGAACTCTCAAGTAAGACCAGGAGGAGGAGCATCAGAATTAGTTACTTTGTTTGAGAACGGAGGTTCACATAGTCAAAACTCTTTAGGCGGAATACCTCAAGGTGTAGGTGCTAATGGTAAACCAAACTTAGTAGAAGAAGGAGAAACAAAATGGAATGATTACATATTTTCAAACTCTATTGACATGGATGGTAACTTTACTGGTGAAGATGGAAAGAAAACTAATGTATTTAAAAAGAATAAAGAAAAAAATTCTTTTAATATTGAAAACTTTAAATTATAATAACTAAGATGAAACAAACGCAAAATCAATTTTACGGAAAACTGGAAGAGCTTAAAGATCTTCCAACTGGATCAACATTCTTAGACGTAGAGTCAGGAGATATGTATTACGGTGTGGCAGGAACAATGGTAAAGGCTGGGAACTTTGTAGCTAACTCTACCATAGGAGAACCTACGGGATCTAGTCCAGTACTTAATGCAGTATCACTCACTCAGGCAGAGTACAATGCAGGAACTCCATTAAATGGAACCTTGTATATGATAACAGACGCATAAGCTATGAGTCTAAAACTAAAGTCTACGGACATAAATAAGTTATACCTGGGGGATGCCAGTATTAACAGAGCTTACTTAGGGACTAACCTTGCATTTGGAGAAGAGAACTTATTTAGTTTTGAAGCTGTCACCACAGAAGCGACTCAATCATTTCACATGCCATTACTATCTACTAGTACAGTTAATGCAACTGTAGACTGGGGAGATGGTACTATAAACACAATCACATCATACGATGATCCTAATGCAATTCATGAATATGCCGTGGCAGACACATACAATGTAGTCGTTACTGGCGAATTGAATGGATGGTCATTTGGAGAGTATAAGGCAGCAGGAGATAATGATCCAGCTCCTGTTTCATTTGAAGATGTACAAATAGGTTCTGGATTAACACTTACACTTGATGACGGCACTAGTACTGACTTCGAAGTTGATATAACTGCTGCAAATGGTGGAACTCCAATAACTTTACCGGCAGGAAATTATTGGATAAGTTTTGCACCTAGAGTAACGGGTGCTTCTGCTGGTTCTGGACGTTGGAACTGGAATGGTTCTGATTATGTTGCTCCCTATGAAGGAGTATTAATTGATCCGGGTAATTTATTTGGAGGAGGATTTACCTCTTGGACTGGTCTTGAATCAACAATAGGTACTGGTTATAATTCTTTGAATGGAGTGTTAACTGATTCTTTGGGTAATGATTTATACAACGTTACACCAAATACCGCTGGTATAATTTCTACTAATGGATCAACTGATGATGGTGTACTATGTAGTACTTATATCACGCTTACACAAGAAGCAACATTAGGTACATTTTCAGTTCAGGGGATGATGAGTGGGGTTGACAATACTATAGCCGCCCTATTGACTGGTGCAGACTTCTTTATATATGAAGATGCAAATTTAGGAGTTCCGGTTACTCCAGGTACTAGCTTATACTCTACCCTTATAGGTGACGTTTCAAATTGGGGACAATTTGATATTACTGAACCAGGTGCCTTTTCTCAATGTGTTAACATGACAATTACAGCTACAGACACGCCCAGCATCTCAGGAGATAGTCTTGCAGATACATTTAGTAACTGCGCTAGCTTAACAACCATACCTAGTATTGGTTACTGGAATGTTTCAAATGTACTATACATGAATTCCTGCTTTAATGATTGTTCTATAACCAATATAAATGATATAAACAACTGGGGTTCTACTACATCTAACGTTGTAGATGCAACATCTATGTTTTCAGTTTTAAATGCAACATCACTAAACCTATCAAGCTGGGACGTATCAAGTCTTACTAATATAAGTGATATGTTTTTTAATAGTAGTTTAGTTTCAATTAATCTTACAAACTGGAGTTCAAATGTTATAACTAACTTTATTAGTGCTTTTCAAGGTTGTAATTCCCTAACAACAGTGACAGGTATTGAAACATTAATTAATAGTAACGCAACAGATATAAGCACACTATTTGATGACTGTAGTTCTTTAGCTGCCATAAACGCAAGTGCATGGGATACAAGTAGTGTTGTAACTGCAACACAGGTTTTCAATAGGTGTACAAGTTTGACGTCAATAAATATGTCTAATTTGGATTTATCAAGTATGACGAATATGTCACAGATGTTTCGCAACTGTTCTTCCTTAACTACACTAGATGTATCAGGATGGAAAAATGGTGGTTCAATTATTATGGCTTTTTTATTTTCAAACGCTTCACAGTTAGTATCTATTGATTTAAGTGCTTCAGTTTGTACTCCATCAAATACATCAGGTATGTATTCTGGTTGTACAAATCTTGTATCAACTGATATGACAGGTTGGGACTTTACTAATACTGTTGCAGTTTCAAGCATGTTTTCTAATGCTAGTAACCTCGAAACAATAACAGGTCATGAAGACTTTAGATTTACTGGGCTCACTACAAGCATGAACTATATGTTCACCAATTGCTCTAGCTTAACTACACTTGACACTTCACTATGGGCTGTCACAGGAGTTACGAGTTTTCAATATACTTTTAGTGGGTGCACAGTATTAACGGCTCTTGATTTATCAGGCTGGAATACAACTAACGCTACTGACATGACTTGGACATTTGCTCAAATGCAGAGTCTAGTTTCATTAGATTTAACTGGATGGGATACCAGTAATGTAACTACCACACTAGCTGCATTCTATGACCTTAGATCTGTAACCTCTACATCCTTAATAGGATTTGAAGATTTAGATGTGTCTTCTGTTGTAAATGCTGAATTTATGTTTGGTGGCACTACGCAAAATGACGGGTTCCCTTCAGGAGGAGGAAATAACTTTGATCTTAGTAACTGGAGATTTACATCTCTGGTAAATGGAAATCAAATGTTTAAAAATAATAGATTGATTTCAACGTTGGATGTCTCTAATTGGGATATGAGTCTCGTAACAAACATAGATAGTATTTTTGAAACATTAGATTTTTGTACTTCAATGATAGGATTAAATACTTGGAACACAGGTCTTGTACAAAATTTTGAGGCTGCATTCCAGAACAATAAGATTAACCCAAATATTGATATAGCTGGATGGGATGTAAGTTCTGCTACCAATATGAAAGACATGGTGTATGATTGTGATTTATTTGATCAAGATCTTTCAGGATGGGATATAAATCAAGTTAGTAATTTTACTTCCTTTATGACTAATTCTTCAGGAATGTCAACAGCTAACTATGATGCAACCTTAATTGGTTGGGCTGCACAGATTCCATTGGCTTACAATGGTACTCTAGACTTTGGTGGATCACAATATACTTTAGGTGGAGCAGCAGCTACAGCTCACGCAAACTTAATTACAGATGTAGGAGCTATCTCAGACGGTGGTGGAATATAAAATTAAAAATATTTTAAAAAAAAGATTATGGATATAATGTCAAAGTTTAACTTGCCTAAATATGTAAAAGGAAAATCCTTTTCTGAGGCAAGTGCTATTATTGCAAAAAAGTTTGAGGACAGGTCTGATCCAGAATCTGTTGCAACACTTAATGACCTACAAGGAAGACTTCAACAAGCTCAAGAGTTTGTAAAAGCTGAACAAGAAAAAGCATCTCAACCAGAAGGAGCACCAGCAGAAGGAGCAGCTCAACATCAAATGCCTGATGGCAGTATGATGCCAGGAGCAGAGCATGGTGGTCAAGGTGGTGCAGAAGAACTTGCTGCAATGGCTGCAATGCAAGGAGGCCCAGGTCAAATGCCTCAGCAACCTATGGGACAAGAAGCTATGCCACAAGCTATGCCACAAGATCCAAACATGATGACATACGGAGGTATGAAGTACATGTACGGAGGTAAAAAATATATGTCTGGAGGAAAGATGTACAAGAGTGGTGGAAGCATGCTAGCTAATATGTATGATGATGGAGGGCCAGTTCACAATGCTACTCCTCATCCACATTCTGAACAACAAAGGCCAATGATTGATGCACCTTATGCTATTCCTGATTCAGATGGAATATCTACAATGGGTTTTAATACACCTGAAATGCCTACTATAGCAAATTCTCCTTCTAAATTAGACTCTTACGGAATATCAGATAGTCTTAATAATGTTATGGAAACACCTAACGAGCTGTTTCAAAAAGATCAAGAAACTATTGCTAAAGAATATGCACAACATTTAAAAGATAAAAAGAAATCAGATAGAGAAAAAAAGACTAAATTTAACCCGGCAGAAGCTTTAAGGTATGCTCCAACATTAATGAGTGCTTTTAAACTAGCAGATTTAAAAAAGCCTACGCAAGTAGGAATGGATAGATTAGGAAATAGATACAACGAACAATTAGTTGATGAAAGAGGATTACAGAACGCTGTTCAACAAGGTGCAATAAATCAAAGAGATGCAATACTTGGTTCCTCTGGTGGTTCTGGAGCTGCAGCTAGAGCTAACTTGTTAGCTAGTCAGTTGCAATCACAGAAAGGACTGTCAGCTGCAAACATGCAGGCAACAGAAATGAATAGAGCAGAGAATAGAGCTGGTCAAACGTTTAATAGAGATACAGATAAAGCTAATCTACAGCAATCTAATATGCAAACTGAATTTCAATTAGAACAGGATGCAGCATACGATAAAAACAGATCTAAACTTCTTGCTCAAATAGGAGCAGATTTAGGAGGAATAGGTCAAGAAGAATTATTTAAAAGATACCCTGAGTTAATGGGACTTAGCTACAGCTCAAGAGGTAAACATATAAAACCATAATAAAAACAATCATGGCTGGACGTACATACGAAGAAGTTACATCAGGATTTAAACCATTATCACTAGACGAGATAATGGCAATTCCATTAGCAAAGCAAGCTCAAGAAGACGCATCTCAATTGTATTTTGATGATCTTCAATTGCTAGAAGAAAATGCATTAGCATCAGATAAAGATTATGTTCAAGGACAAGTTGGTGCATTGAAAGATGAGGCTACTAGTCTTTCTGATCAAATGATGGAGCAAGGTGTAGACAGAGGCTTTATGAATAAAGTTAAGGGATTACGCACTAGAAAGAATAGAGAGTTTAGTGCAAGTGGTAAAACAGGAAAAGCTAATGCTGCTTATAATGAGTTTCAAGCTAATAAGCAAAACATTATGAATCGTAAAGATTTAAGTGATGCTCAAAAAAGAGCAGGTTTGCAAAGAGCACAAGACAACTATACAGGTGTAGAGGCAGGAGGAGAATATGAAGAATACATAGGTACGGCAGAAGTAGATCTTATGGATAAAGGAAGAAAGATTGTAGCACAAATGACTCCAGTAGAAAGAGCAAGTGCTCTAGGTATGAGTTATGATCCGGAAACTGGAATATACTCAAGAGGTAGTTATGAAACAAGACAATTAGAGCCTGCTGATATGCAAAGGATTGTTTATAATGCATTAAAAAATGATCAAGGAGTAGCAGATTATTTATCAGAAGTAGACTCTCTAGGAATAGGAAACTCAGAACAGATGCTTATTACAGCTTCACAATCTGCAGGAGAAGTAGGAAATGTGGATGTTTATAAAGAAACATTTACTCCTCTTCCAGCAAATTCTGCAGTTTACGGACAAGGAACTCCAACTGGAGATTTAAGAGAAAAGTGGGACACTAAAACATTGTACCAAGGAAGAGGATTGTGGGCTAATGAGGATACTTTTAATTTAGATGTAGCAGGAAAGCCATCTAAGTATTTTAAAGATGGAAATGTTATTCCAGTAATGGCTTCATACGATGAAGGATATGAAGAAGCATTAGTGAAAAAAAGAGCAAATTTTGAAGAAATATTACGTAAAAGTAATATGAGTACAAAAGAAAAGACTTATCAAAGAATGGCTTTTGATAATAACAACAAATCTGCAGATCAAATTGAAAAAGATCGCTTAAGACTAAAAGAAACTATTGACAAGATAAGAGAAAGCTATACAACTATTAAAGGAAATAATCCTGCATCAGCAAGACCAGCAGTAGGAAGTCCAGGAAGTAGAACGTACACTCCAGCAGTTGAAGCAAGTCCATATACAGATCAAGAGATATATGATATATACACTCAAGGTGCTGAAAAAGCAGAGGCTTCTTACACTACAGCTATAGCTCCTTTAAATCCAAGTAACTTGTATTATGGTCAACAAGACATGATAAAAGGAACAGAAGATGCTCCTGGAACATTTGCTAGTTCTACTTTAAAAATAGCTGGATTCCCATCGGGAGGTGCTGATGTTATAGCTAAGCAATTAGGTATGTCTGAAGAGGAGTTTACAGCTCAGGTAGGGAAAACAGGTGCTCATCTTGGTTTTGCTCCAGGACATGTTGATATGCCAGGAGCACATGCTATGCAATTTAAACACAAAGATGGGTCTAGTTTTATACTTTATGTACAAAATGGAGGAGAATCAAAAGCTGTTCTTGAGCCAGTAAGTTGGATGAATAAAGCAATACAAGAAACTAAGCCTTTTACAACTTACAAAAGAAGGGCTCCAAGTGGAAAAATTAGATATGATCATATTATTACTGACCTTAATCCTAATACAAAAAGTTTTGACGCTTATACTGTAAGAACTACAGGTGAATATACTGAAAAAGAAATATCTGATATGAAATTTCAATATCTTCCAAAATTTAACGCACAAGTTGCTGTAGATGATCAAGGCTTTCCCAAAGTTCCTCATGTATTAAAAAGAAACTACGATCAAGAAATGCAGTGGGCTACTGACGAAATTACAACTATGTATGACACAAATGCTCATGGCAAAACATCAAAAACTTTAGCTAGCAAAAACTAGTAAATAATAATAGAAATCAAATTAGTATGCTTGAAGAAAACTTAATTGGTATAGATGAATTGCTAGATAGCAGTCTTGAGATTGTTGAGGACCCACGTGACGATTTAATTAGTGATGAAGAGTATCAAGAGTTATCAAATTACGGAATACAAAAAAAGGGTGCTCAATGGAGAGAAAACATTGACGTAGGTGATACTGGATTTGGAGATTCTCAATGGGATGAAGGAGCTACTATAGAAGAAGTTCAAGGAACCGCAGGTACTGCAGGACTACAGGGCAGAAGATCTACTCTTCAGCCTTGGCAAGACCAGCTTGCTAATGCGGTAACCCAAGCAGTTGTTGGAGAGATAATTGGTGGTACTATAGAAGGAGTTGGTTATTTATTAGACTGGCAAGGTATGGCCAACTTGGCTAATGGTTCAGAAAAAGAATACACTAACTGGTTTTCAAATATAGGAAAAGGAATAAGAGAAAAAACTCAAGATCTTACTCAGATACATGAAAGATCTCCAGGAGAGATGGATCTATTTGATTCTGGATACTGGTTTAAAAACTCTGTATCTGTTGCATCTACTTTGTCTATGATGTTGCCTTCTATGGCTGCAGCTAAGGGGTTAGGTATGCTTGGTAGAGGAGCAAGTAAGCTTATTGGTAAAGGAATGGCTAGAGGAGCCAAAAAGATTGGTAGAGAACTTTCTGAAGAAGCTTTTGATGTAGCTACTAAAATGGGCGTTCAAGCTGAATGGATGACTAGTGGTATTAGTGAAGCTGTTGTTTCTAGACATATAGAAAACAGCATGGAAGCTTCAGGTACATTTGAAGAAATTTATGAAGAAAGATTAAAACAAGTTAATCCAAAAACAGGAGCATACTTTACAGAAGGTGAAGCAAGACAAAGTGCTGCAAATGCAGCTTCCGAAAATTACAAAAATGGTTGGGCAATGCTTGCACAAGATATGTTACAGTACTTATCTATTGGTAAAGTATTTAATCCCGTTACAAGACAGATGGAAGTTGCTAGAAAATTTACAACAGCATCAAAAGCACCTGCATGGTTAAAGAAAGCTGGAGCTGTTACAGGAACATTTGCATCAGAAGCAGGGGAAGAAGGATACCAACATTTTATAGCATCTAAAGCTGCATTAAACAGCGAGTTAAATGCTGGATTAATATCTGAAGAAGAATACAAATCTCAACTTGGAGAAGTAATGAGTTCTGACGAAGCTATGACATCAATGTTATTTGGTGGATTAGGTGGTTCTGTATTTCAAATGGTTGGACCAAAAGCAAACCAGCTATTTAAGTCTAAAAGTAAAAAGGAATTTGAAGAAAATGCAGGTCAATTATTTTCTACTGCTTTAGAAAACAGAGCTAAGATTCATGCTGCATTGCAAGTTCAGAAAAATAATGCAGAAGAATTTGGTACTGAAGAAGAAATACAGGCAGCACAAGATGACATTATATTAAACATGGTTCTTGACGGAATTGATACTGATAATGTAGAAATGACAATGGAGGCTATGAAAAATGAGCCTGAAATGACTGCTGAAGAAATAGCAAAATTTAAAGAGGAGACTGACCTTGAATGGGATCCAGCTGTTGCAAAAGCAGGAGCAGAAAGAGCACTTGAAGTTGCTGCACGAGTTAAAGAAATTCATTACAGGAATAGAAACAAAGCTAAGAATAAAAATGTAGCTCCATCTATTGTTCAAGACATGACTCGTATTGAATTCCAGAATGAAGAGTATGGAAAACAAATTACGAAGATTAAAAAAGATAACAAGAAAAGAATAGATGATATTCAGTTTGATTCTTTTCTTAAGCCAATGGATAATTTCCGTGAGAAAAAAGATCTTGAAGCAAAAATTGCTGCTACTAAAGAAGTTATAGGACGTACAGAAGAAAGGCTTGCAAAAAGTAAAGATGAAGATTCTATAAAAACCAAAAAGGATTTAATAAAGTCACACAACTCTAATCTTCTTAAGATGCAAAATAGAGTAAGTGAGATAGGAAAAGAAGATATAGACCCTAAAACTGGAAAGACAAATAGAGATGCTGATCAAATAGAAGCAAACAAAAAAGGAGAAGTTGTTTACAATGATGGTTTAATGGCAGAAATTGCTGGAGGGTATTTAAGAGAGCTTCAGTTAAATGATGCTATTACTGAAAATCAAAACAGTTTAAAAAGACTTAATGACAAAGCCTTTCAAAAACAAAAGGTTGTAAAAGATGGTATAAGAGGAATTAAAGAAGCAACCGATATATCAGCTTTAGAAAACTATCAAGCTGGTATTGAATCTGGTCAAGTACAAGGGTATGAAAATGCTGAAGACAAGAAAAAAATAGATGAAGCTATAAAAGAAAAAATAGCAGAGCTTAAAGAGAAAGAATTAAAAGACAACCAGGCAATTGAGGAAGAAAAAATAAAAGCTGAGCTTTTGGCTAAAGCTGCTGCAGAAAATGCAAAACTTAATTCAGTTGGAGAAACTGTAACTACACCTGTAGATGAAGCAGTTGAAGATACATTCTTTTTTGAAGAAGCTTTAATTGAAGAAGAATTACAAGATAAAGCTGAAGAGCACACTGAAGTGTTAACAGGTAATGGAAAAACTGTATCTCCTTTAGATGACAATGAAAACACTAGTGGCCCATATAGAGAATGGATTCACAATGGGTTTGACAAGATAGGCACAGTAATTACCTATGCTTCTCATACTAGAAGAGGGTTTCATAGAGCTTATCAAAACAGAAAGACTCCAGCAGGTAGAGCATACAATACTTATAATGATCTTTTAGAGAGAGCAAAAAAAGGAGAAAAAATTACAGTACCACAAAATGTATATGACAACTTACCAATTGCAGCTAATGTAGGAGAGGTTGGAGGAAGTATATATACGGTTATGCCTTCTTATCCACGTAAGACAAAACAAGATGGCCCAAAAAGATATGCAGAAAAATTAAGAAAGTATCAAGAAAACTACGCAGCAGAAAGAAAGCACATAATTGATGCAATGCTTGCCAATGAAGGTAAAGCAGAAACAACTATTAAGCACACTGGTGGAGGTGAGTTACAAATACAGCCTAGTGTAAAAGGAGTTAAGGCAGAGAATAACATAAAAGATCTTAAGCAGGTTAAGGCAGAACAGAAAAAAGGTAATCCTCCTAGAATATTATTTTCTGATATAGATGGAGCGTTAAATGAAATAGATGAAAGTAAGAGTACTCTTGCTAATGAGTTTAGAAAAATAAAACTTGTTGCTGGAAACAATTCAGAAGGCCAGAAAGTCCCATACAAAGGTGGTTTATTTCTTGTATTAAAGAAAGCTGATGGAACTCCTTTTCCTGTACGTCTAAACTTAAAATACAATACTAAAGATCAATCAGAGGTATTGGCTGACTTGCTTTTGGATGTTAGTGTTCCTGGAAAAATAGGAGAGAAAACCAAATACTCACTTACTGATCCACTATCATTCCTTGACCAAGACTTACAAGATAGGATTAAATTAGAAATGGGACCTGAAATAGAAATGCTTGGTGGTGTTTCAAGCGATCCAACTTTGACTGACATAATAAATGCTTTTGTATTTGTTAATGAAAGCACTCAGGGATCTAAGTCTCAATTGTTTATGAAGTCTGGTGAATTGCACTTTGGAGAAATGGGTAACAGTATTTCAGCAGAGAGTGCATTAGGAAGAAGAGAAGAGTTAGTTACGTTTTTAACAGAAGTTAAAAGAAGACAGTTTAGTATTAAGATGTGGAATGACACTGAAAACTATCCTGGATATAGAGATTTTATGATGGACAATGGTATTATAAATACTAATGTTGTTGTTGGCCAAGATGAATTTCAATCAAGTCAGCCTGAAGAAGGTACAGGAAAAGTAGCCAGAAGAGTTCAGATATACATGGCACCTCTTGCACCAGTAGCGTCAGATAAGCCAGCAGAAGTTGTTCAAAATAAAGAATCAGTTACTAAAACTGTTGTTGATTCATCTAACAGCTTACCTAGTGATCCTTCTACAGATGTTAAAGAAAAGACTGAGCCAGCACCATTTGAAGTAAATGCTGCTATTAAAAAGAAGTTTAAAGGTATTCTGTATCTTGACGGTAAGTTTGTGCAACTTCAGGGAATGAAGGAAGTGACTGACAAAGAAACTCTTAAAGAGCTTAACAAGATTAAAGACGATTTATTTAAAGACTTTAATGACAAAAAAGAAAAAGCAAAAAAAGTTGTAACTGAAGCTAAAGAAAAAGAGATAGCTTCTGAAATGACAGAAAAAGAAACGTCATTAAAAGATGCTAAAGATCAACTAGATTTTGAAATAGAAAGATTAGATGACATAGATACTTCTGAAGAAGCAAACATAGTAAGCAAAGATGAGGTTGCAGAAAAGAAGAGACAAGCTAGAGAGAGATATGTTCAGAAAGTACAAGAGATAAAAAAGGAATATGCTCCTGCACCTGTAACGCCAGCTCCATCTGAAAAGCAAACAATTACAAAGAAAATCTTTGATGTAATGGGTAATGAAGAAATGGGTTATGATGTCATGGAACTTACTGAGGATGGTTTAATCACTGATGGCCAAGGATCCCTTAGTAAGGATGAGGCAGAAGAGTATGCAGCTAAGCTTCAGTATGATGCAAACAAGGCACCAACACCACAAACTAGTGAGGTTGAAACAAATGAGGCTAAGATAAAAGAGTTAAGGGATCAAGAACAAAATGAGTTACTTGACGCTATTCCTAACGCTGAAAAGTATCTTACAAATGGAAAAGTAGACAAGACTAAAATAAAAAATAAAAAGTACATAGCTAAGTTTGAAAAGATATACAACAAGTATGATAAGCTTATATCTCCTTTAATGGTAGAAGAGACATCTCCAGCTAATGAAACCTCTACAACTACTATAGAAAGGTTAAAAGAAATAGGGTTTGTATATCCTTTTTCAGAAAATGACAAAAGTGGTGCGTATTATGAGAACCATCCTGAATATAAAATAACTATAGACGGTACTAAAGTTACAACTTTTCCATGGTCTGAAAGCACTAGTGAAGCAAACATCTCTGACAATAGCCAAAAAGTAACATCTGGAAAAGCTGTTGATGATAGCAATCCTACTGTATACAAATTTGACACAGCTGCAGAAGCTAGATTAAAAGCAGAAGAGTTGTCTAGAATAACCCCAAAAGCTGATGATACCAAAATTAGTAAGAAAGACAGTAAAGACTTACCTTTAACAAATAATAGAAAAGTAAGAAAGCAATCTAATTCTAGTTCATTAATAGTAGATACCGGTGCTTCTAGAAGAAGACCTAGAAATACTGAAGAAGTAACTGATGATGATGTTAAACCTAAAGATGAAAAGAAAAATATAGAATGTACTCCAGGAGGAGGGCAAATGAAAATAGATTTTTAAAACTTAATATATAATGAAATACTGTAGCGTTAAAAACCCGGCAAATGGGAAAAAATCCGAATTGCACGAACAATTAGCAGATGTATTTAAAGACCTTCAATTAGCTGAAACTGCATACGCAGAAGTAACAGGTCCAACTTTTAAAGAAAGGTTTGGAGACTGGGAAAAAGCTTTTAAAGAGGGCTACCCTGATGGTCTTAAAGACATAGGGTTAGTAGACCCAAAAAATGGAGAGCCAGTCTTGAAGAAAAATTTAGCTAATGGAATGTGGTATTACACAGAAGCTGATGGCATAACAAAAGATTACTTAAACATGGTATCTCTTGCTGCTTTTACTGCACAACAAATAGAAGAGGTTACTGATCATCTTTTATTTAGATTTATATTAGACGGAGGGCCTAGCAAATCTTTAAATGAATACAATCCAAACGAGCTTGAGAAAGGTCGTGTAATGGAGTCTATTGAGCAAAGTATAGCAGCATATAAAGAATCTATAAAAGACAAACCTAACAGGGCTGAGTTGCTAGAAAAGATAGAGCTAGTTGAAAGTAATAAAGAAGAGTATAGAAAAAATCTAATTTCATACATAGAGTCTTTAGGTATGAAAGTTAGAGAAAGAGTTACTGATGCCCAGGGTAATCCAGTAACTGAAGTATCAGCTGAAGATAAAGGAGGAGGATTGAACATGCAAGATTCTTTTGAAACCAACTCTAAAGATACAGCAAGCGTAAACACAAAAATATTTCTATCTCAAATTGAAAATAGAGTTTACGGAGAAGTAATAGATCCAGAAACAGGAAAGACCTTACTTAAAGAAGACGGAACACCAGACTTACAGTCTATTCCATTATCTAATGGATATCTAGAAACAGAATCATTTGCTAAATTTGATGACGTATGGGATACACTAAAAAGTGTTCTTACAGACGAAGTTGGTTATGGCTATGGGGAAAATGTTGTTGATATATTTGATGTAATGTACAACAAGCTTGACAACATAAAAGAGTCTAAGCTTTGGATGCACGACTTGCTAGATAAGCTTGACAGGATGAGAAGTGATCCTAATTCTAGGAACAAAATTACTCAGTTTGTACAGGCAATGACAGGGACACAAGTAAACTTCTATGTAACACAACACGATAACGGTAACTACACTGTTATGAATGCTACTTCTACAAATAGCAAGCAAAGTAAAGTTACAAATAAATGGTATAATTCTTTTGACGCAAGGTATTTAACCGAGGGTGTATTAAAAGAAAATGAAAGAGCACAACTAGAAAAGGAATATGATGAGCTTGTTTATCTTCAAGAACAATACAATGAAGATATAGCAAAGATAGGTATAAAGGCTAACACTCCTCTTACTGAAATACAGGAGGAGCAAAGAAGAATAGCAGTTAATTATGCAGCATTAGATCTTTCTACTGTCTATAACAAATTAGGAGCTGACGAGGTTAGACCTAAAGATTTCCAAACAATGTTTAACTTAAATGGAGGAGATAATAAGGCAATAGACATTCTTGATGACCAATACAAAAGAGCATTATACTTGTTTAAAACTATATTAGATAAAGATTTTAAGTTTAAAGATGCAGAAGGTAATCAAGAAAATATATTTAACAAAGAAGTGTCTACTAAGCTTCTAGCAAATGCTATTGGTTGGGATACTGGAGACATGTCTGAAATGTCTGTATTATTAACTAATGGTAAAACAGGTTACGCAGTAACAAATCCTACTTATGTTTCTAATAAAATTAATGAATGGAAAAAAGATCCAACTGAATTAGAAAATTTATTGCTAGATAAAGGAAAGCAAAACTCTAGATGGATTAATTACTTGCTTGCAAAGGATGAGCCAAACAGGAATAAAAGAAAAGTAAAGATGCAAAAAAGACTTGATGATTTTGGCCATGGGCTTGACTCTGCATTTAAGTCTAAAGGAAAAAATGACGGTGTTTCTAATGTAGAGATTACTTTAAATGACCAGATTAATGCTAATATGGTTCAGATGCTTAATGACAAATTAGGAGCAAATGAAAAGTCATTTTTTCCAACAATAATTGCTGCTGACAAATCAAGAAGAATATTATTCTCAGGTATTAAATCATTTGATTCAGGTATAAGAAAAAGCCCACAAGGTGATATTTACATATCTCCTAGCTCTATTAATGTTGCTTTTGGGTATTTCCTAGATGAATACAACAGAATGAAAAGGGTTAATCGTGAAAACAACGACCCAAATATAAAGAAAGCCATTCACTATCACGCTAGAATAGTTGATGGTAAGGTAGAAGATATTGGAAATGGACAAAGATCCCAAATATTTCCTCAGTTTGACAAAGACAGCAAGGATCCAAAATATGCAGATTTAAGAAGAATGCTTTATGGTGATTCGTTTAAGGATGATAAGTTTGACAAACTTAGTTCATCTCAAGAAGAAATTGTAAAGAAACACATTAAAGAAAGTATTCAAGAAAGAGTACAAGAAACTGCAGATAGACTTAAAGGAATTAGCGGAACTAGTAAAGCTTTAATAAAGCACTATGGTATTAATGAGGGAGGCCTTGACCCTGATTACACAACATTAGCTGGTGATTATTTTATGAATGGGCTTATATCTTCTGTTGAGTATACTAAAATGTTTTCAGGTGATCCAGCTTATTACAAAAACAATGCGGATTTAATTAAGCGTATTCCTGCTACTTACACAGATGGACTACAGCTTAGAATAGATAGTAAAGATGCACTTATATTTAACCAAGCAACAATAAATGGTGTTGAAGTTGCTTCAAGATATGTTGACAAGATATTAGCTTCTGTTACAGATAAATCTATTGCACTAGCTTATGGTAAGACTGTAGATGAGAAGGGTAATCCAATAGGAAACAATGTTAATACTACTGATGCACAAGCATGGATTACTCCACGTAGATGGAGATTCATTAAGCAAAAGCTTGGCCAGTGGGGACCTCAGCATGATAAGGTTTATAAGAAAATGAGAGAAGGTAAGCAGCTAGAGCCTAATGAGGCAAAATTAGCAGCACAGCCTCTTAAAGGTGTTTACTTTGAAATTAATGAAGGAAGACCAGTGTATTTAAAGTATTCTCAAGCTGTATTAATACCTTCTTTAGTTAAAGGTACTCCAATGCAAGCTTTGTATGATAAAATGACAAAAGATCCTGAGACTGGAAAAGAGTACGCAGACAATGAGGCTCACTTAGAGATCCATGAAGTTGTAACTTTAGATGGTATAAAAGTAGGTGCTATTGAACCAACAACTATCAACAAGCCAGGAACAACTGAATTAGCAGATGAGTTTGAATTAAATCCTCAAGTGTTAAACAACAGGGGATGGAAGCTTCAACAGGATTTGCCTATTAAAAACATGAAAGAAACAAATGTTGGTTCTCAAATTCAAAAGAATATTTTTGAAGGAATGGACATGACTGGTGAGTATGTTGTAAATGGGAAAACAGTAGATGGAACTACATTAGCTCAAAATATGCATGATGCTGTATCTAGATTATCTGATTTAGGTAAGGAAAAATTAATAGAAGACTACGGCATTGATGCAAATGGAAAAATTACAAACAAAGATAAAATATACGCTGCACTCATAAGAGAGTTTAAAGATAGGGGAGGTAATGACAATATTGTTACTGCACTTGAAAAAGGAACTCCATTTGATGCAATGCCTCAAATTAGAGGTAAAGTTGAAAGTATCTTTATGTCTATAATGAACAGGGCACTTACCAAGATTACCACACAAGGTGGTAGCTTTATTCAGGTATCTCCATTTGGATTTGAAAAGATAGATCCAAAAGATTCTGGAATTATAGTAGTGTCAGAAGACTACAATGGTGAAGGTCTACTTCCCCCAAGAATTGTAGATGGCAAAGTATTACCTGGCCAAGCAATGATACCTCACTCACAAGCTATAAAGCTTTTGAAAAAGCACGGTATTACATTAGAAGGTAAGACTATGAAGTCTGCAATGTCATTGTTAGATCCTAGTGTATTAGAGTTAGTTACATATAGAATACCTAACCAAGGGATGTCTTCTAATGACTACTTACAGATAGTTGGTGTATTGCCACAAGGTGTTGGAGATAGTATATTAGTGTACGATGGATTGCCTGCAAAGACAGGTAGTGATTTTGATATTGACAAATTGTTTGTAATGCAAAACAATATTGTATACGATACAGAAACAGGAAAAGTAACAAAGCTAACTAGAGAAAACTCACATCTTGCTGTTAAGACTTTAGGTAAGCGTGCATACACTGACAAGAAAACTGGAAAGAAAGTTCCAGCTACTCCAGACATTATGTACAGTAGTGTTGAAATAGAAAAAATGCTAGTTCAAAATGACCTTGTAGCAAACTATAAGGCTGTATTGAACTCTCCAAAAAACTATGACGCAATGATGAGGTCTATTGATGGAGCTCAACTAAAAGATGATATTGTAGGTACTAAAAAGAATGGGTTTAAAGATGGATTATTTCCTGCACCTGTAATGAAAAATATGGAGTTGTTTTCTCCACTTGTACAGCTTGAAACTAAAAACGCTTATTTATCAGGTAAAATGGGCGTAGGGCAGACTGCCAATCATTTAGTTGACCATGTAATGAATCAATCATTAAATATTGAGTTCAATAGATGGATAGGAGTAGGAAACGTAAGATACGAGAAGATTACCACAGGAAAAAGAAAAGGCCAAATGAAGCCAATAACTTTCTTTGATCGTGAAACAACAGATAAGCATTCAATTGCTGATAATCTATCTGCATTCCTTAATGCTTATGTTGATATTGCAAAAGATCCTTATATTTCTCGTGCTAACCACAACTCTATTACAGCAAACACATCTTTTATGTTGCTTAGAGCAGGTGCTAGCATGAAGTTTGTAAACAGATTTATTGGACAGCCAATACTAAGAGAACTTGTACAGTTGCAAATGGAGCAGCAAAGTATTACTGCTTCAGAATTAACTAATATGGATGAACAAGGAAACAAGGATCCATTTAAAGTAGCTCCAATGGATGCTATACTTTCTAAGTATTTTGGTAATCGTAAGATTCCATCAGTAGTTAGTGGTAAAACTGTAGCTGACCTTAGTGACTCTAAATTAGAAGCAAACATAAAAAACAGAGATGCAGGTTCTGAAATGGAGTTTAATGTATTAAAAGCTTGGTCAATGCTTCAGGAGCAAGGTAAAATATTTGGTGAAGCAGTAATTGCTGCCAAATCTGACACTGCTGGTGCAGGTGGTTCTAATGTTGACAGAATGGTTAATGAAAACAAAATAAAAAAAATTATTAGTACAGGTGAAGTAGTTAACTTTTCTGAAAAGTACAAGGACACTATGCTTGGAACTTATAAAGAAAATACTCTAGACTGGGTTAAAAGTGTAGTAAAAAATTCTGATTTATTTTTATCAGGAACTCAGATGGCTGAAAATGTATTTAATAACATATCATCTTTAACTGCAAATGGAGAATACCTTGTAGATGCAAAGCTTGGTAAGTCTATTGATGCTGGGTTTTACTCATACATAATGTCTGGAACTAAATTATTTAAGGATAGTTTTAAAAAGTATAATTCAATAACTACAAATGTACCTTTATCAGTAGAAAAGAAACAAGAAGGTATAATAGCAGGAACTGAAGAAAGAAATCATCTTATAGAAAATTTAGAAATTGAAATACGTAAGGGAAAAAAATACTTAGGAATAAACAATAAAGATAAACCAAAGCATTACCAAGAGCAAATATATAGAGGATGGATGCAGCTGTACAATAAATTTTACAAGAATGAAGACGGCAGTATAAATAAAGATAAAATACATCCTGATAGAAAGTTAGCTTTAGATCTTGCTAGGTATTCATTTATTGGATCTGGATTTCAAAATAATCTAACTCAATTCTTTACACATATACCTCATCAAATACTTAAAGACAATAACTTAAATAAAGAGATTAAAGACATCATAAGAAATAACAATAATGAAAATAATCTAGAAAGTGACTCTGAGTTTGTTGATCAACTATTAAGACATAGTATAAAAGATCCAAAAGTAATTAAAAGTCTTAAGATTAAGAACATGGATGGTTCAGCAACTGCTTTTACATATAAACCAGCTAAAATTAAAAGTCAAGAGTTTGGTAATGTTCAAAACAATGAAAGAATATTTCCTAAATTTGTAGCAGGAAGAGTAGGTTATGATTCTTTTTTGTACGAAATGAAAGGTACTGTAGAAAAAACAGATGCTGATGGAGGTACTATGAGAGTTCCAGTTTATATTCGTACATTTACACTAGGAACTAAAGAGGGAAAATATAATACTGTTGAGTATAGTAGAGGGACTAAAATTAGTGAGTCTAATAATAATGCAAACAACGTTCTGCCATCAATTCAATTGAAAGCCCAGGAATACTTAGATAACATAATGATTAACAACAAGACTTTCAAAGACATGAATGGAAATCCTTTAGACAGTATTTCTATAGAAAGTATTAATCAGATAAGAAAAAGTAATGTAGAGGCTGTTGTTGAGAATTTAGATCAAATAATAGAGGATAATAATATTAAATGTGTGCTATAATGAGTTGTAAAAGCGGAAGATACGAGTTTAAAGGAGTTAAGATGAGTGAAAAAGACCTTGTTAGGTTTCTTTCACAAAAACAAGATATAGTTAATGCTTATAAAGCTCAAGAGGAAAGAATGAGCGATGACTATAAAGCAGAAGATAGAGCTACATTTGAAAAAAAGACTGCTGCTTTACAGGCAACTATGAATGTTGAGGTTGTATATGATGACCAAGTTGAAACATCAAGATTGTTGGGGAAGAATGACCCAAGAACTAAAGCTGCAGGAAAGCCCGTAATAGTTATTAATCCTAATCAATTATACAAAACTACTGCAATTCATGAGTTTGGCCATGTATTTATTGATTCACTTCCAGGAGGCATAAACAACCCAAGAATACAGAAAGCTCTTAATGAGCTTAGAGGCACACCATTATGGGCAGAAATATCAGAACTGTATCCAGATTTATCTCAAGATATGCTTGAAAAAGAAATACTTGTAACTGCTATTGGTAGAGAAGGTTCTGAGATATGGGCTGACAATGAAAAAGCTTCCATGTGGGAGTCTTTTTTAGCTTGGTTTAACGATTACATCAAAAGAACTTTTGGCCTTGAGAGAAGTGAGGTAACAGCCTTAACTAAAGATTTACTAAGCAATCGGGTGAAAGATATCTCTGTTTCTAAATTAGAAGAAATTGATCAACAAATGAGATTGCCTATTACTCTAAAGGATAAAAATAAAAAAGTTACTCAAGCTGAAATAGATCTTGCTATAGAGACAAAACAGATAGATAGGAGTTATCAAAAATTATTAGGAACAGTTACAAAAGTTCTTAAGAATGAAAAAAGTCTTATTACAACTCCTCAACAGCGTAAAAAAGAAAACAAAAAACAAGAAGAACTTTCTAAATTACCTGTTCCTCAAAAAACAAGGCTAGAGTCAATCAAACAACTTGAAAAAGCATTAAAAGATTTTGAGGATGTAGACAAAGCCAAAGGATTTACAGAGTATTTAAACTGGTCTTTAGGTCAATTGTATTTTATGAAAAATACACTAGAGAGTAGAACAGAAATGGAGAAAATAGATGAAGAAAGATTAAAAAAATCTTTTAACTGGTTGTCTTCTTTTAATGTTGTAGATGAAACACAAATTGCTCTAAAAGAATTATCTGATCAAGGAATAATGACTCCAGATCAAATTGCCACAATGTCACAGGTAATTAATGCTATTCAGGGTTTAAAAAGAGACATCAATGCTAGTCTTATAAAAAATGCACGTAGTGCTTATGTTGGAATGTTAATGAAAAATGACGTTAGAACTGATGAGACCTATAAAGACTTAATTAAAGAGGAGTACAAAGAGCTTAAGGCTGTTAATGGTACTGATTTAACAGAAGGAGAATACTTGATCCAAGAATTGCAAGCTAGGCAAGTAGAGATAATGGATACAAAAAGAGAAATTGCAGTAGAGAGATCTTTAACTTCTACTACAGCTCTAGGGATGTTGTCTTATACCTTACTAACTGAAAAAGAAATGAAGTCAGAAGATGTAGCACTTATATCTAGTCTTCTTGACGCTGCTAGCAACAACATTGAAATTTACTCTGTAACAAAAGCTACTGAGGAAGATGCTTTCTTAAAAAAGTTTAATGAAATTCCTGGAACAAACACCAGGAACATGAAAAAGAAATACAAAGGAATGTTTACTGTATCTTCTAGTGGAGTTTCGTATTACACTGGAGAATATAACCCAGACTTTCTTGAAAGACACAATGAGCTAGCTAGAGAGCAAGGTGATTCTGAAATACATAATGAAATGTATAAAGACACAAAGGTTACTTTAGGTTTAAACGATCAAGGACAAAAAGAGTATTACTATACATCAAACATAGAAGATCCTAAAACAGGAAAAACAGAATCTACTAAACTTGAAATATTTGATGCTGAAATGACTATTCCTGGTATTGAAAATTTAGATCCAGATGAAAGACCAGTGCATGTTTCATACCAGTACAAAAATGAACAAAAGCACACAGTTACTTTAGAAGAAGCAATTGCTAGAAGTGAGTATTCTAGGTGGTTAAGAATAAATACTGCTAAGAAAACATGGACTAACAAAGAAGGAATGCAGGTTACAGGAAAAAGACCTATTGCTGAATGGGAAAGTCAAGAGTATAAAGACTTAGAAGCAGATAAAACTCCTGCGGGAATACAGAAATTTGAAGAACTTGATAGGCTTAAAAGAGACCAAGTAGCTACTGATAAGATGTATGGAGCTAAAAATTCTCTTATTGATAATTGGAGAGCTGTAAAATTCATAAGACTTCCAGGGGTAATGAAGACAGCTGCATCAAGAGTTGTAGAGGGTCAGTCTATAAAAACAATGGGTAAGCAAGCTATAAGTGAATTGACAGAAACTCAAGCAGATGAATTTGATGTTGAATCAGGACCTAAGCAATACACTGATTACTCAGAAGGAGAAACATTAAGAGCCCCTACTCCTTATAGAAAAGCTTTACAGGAAAATGACCAATCTTATGACTTGCACACAATAGGATTACTTCACGCAATCATGGGTAAGAACCATCAAGAGAAGAGTCAAGTTGAAGCTGCTTTAACTGTTATTACAGAAGTAATGAAAGAAAAGCAATATCCTGTATTAGACAGTCAAGGTAATCAAAAATTAGACAAACAAAGTAATTTACCATTAACTGAAAGTGGATCAAAATCTAATGAGTTAGCAAAAGTAAAATCTGTTGCTGAAAATAGGCTTTATGGCCTTACTACAAAAGATTCAGGTTCATTTAAGGTTCCTGGAACCAAAAAGGTTGTTGAGGTAAATCAAGTAGGAAAAGCTGCATTAAAGTATTTTGGTTCTGTATCACTTGTATTTAATTACGCAAACAGTATTGTGAATACTGGTACTGGAACAATTTCAAATCTTATTGAAGCTATTGGAGGTGGACTTTATAGTTTAAAAGATTACAGAGCTGCACAGAAAATGTACAACTTTGATTTAAAAAACATAATGGCTGACATGGGGGCAAATGTTCAGACTTCTAAAACAAATTTATTTATGAACTTCTTTAATGCAATGGGGCCAAATGCATTAAATAATGAATTTGAAAAAGGAAGTAAGATGGAGACTCTTGCTAACATGAATAGTTTACGACCACTTGCAAACATGGGAGAACACATGATGCAGGGAAAGGTTATGTATGCTATATTAAATTCAATAAAAGTACAGGATAAAAACGGTACTTTTTTAGACATTAATGGAAAGCCCACTAAAGATAAGAAGAGAGCTGCTAGTTTAAACGACATGATTACTTTTAAGAAGAATAAAAATGGAGGTATGGAAATGGTCCTTCATCCTTCAGTTATGAATACAACATTCACAACTACAGGAAAGCAAGCAGATATAATTCTAGAGACTCGTAATTTAATAAGAAGTAAAATTGATGAATTACACGGTCAGTATACTACTGACATTCAAGCTCATGCACAGAGATACATGCTTGGTAAGATGGGATTCTTTTTAAGAAAATGGATGGTACCAGGTTACATTCGTAGATATAGAGGTATAAGTAATTTTTATAAGCCTGCAGATGCTGAGTTATCTGAAGCTGATTCATTTTACAGTCAAGATCAAAAAAGAAACATGGAAGGGTATTACGTATCTACTTCAAGATTTATAGCCAAAATAATTAATGACACTAGAGAGGATAAGTTTAATATTGTAAAAAGCTGGAAAGAATTAACTACTGATCAAAAAGCTGGTGTTAGAAAAACTATGGCTGATGTAGCATTTATGATAGCAGTTACAATAGCATACAATCTCTTAGCAGGAGATGGAGACCTAGAAGATGATGAGGTATTGATGGCGTATTTATTAAGAAGACAGCAATCTGAATTGTTATTCTTTGCTTTACCTAGTGAAGCGTTTAAAATTGCTCAGACACCTACAGCTGCGGTTGGTAACTTAGGTAACATGCTTAAAGTTAGTAATCATATATTTCCTTGGAATTATGGACAAAGATATGAAACTGGAAAGTATAAAGGAGAGTTAAAACTAAAGCATAGACTTAAAAAGCTTAGACCAAATATTAAAGATACTGATGATTTTAGAAAAGCACTTGACTTTTTGAATTCAAACATAGGTAAACAGTAAATTAGGTAAAAAAAAGTCAACTAAAAACCCCTTTGTACATTGTACTTAGGGGTTTTCTCATCAACATAATTATTAATCCAAATCACTAAATTAATAAATTCTTAATCAAACATTTCTTCTTGCTCATCATTTGTCATTCCTGTGATTAGGAACTCTCTGTCTTTTACACTTAAATTTGGCATTGCATCTTGTATTAATGCTCCTCTTTTCCAAGTGTCGTATTGTTCTTGAGTTATTGGTAAACTTCTTGTAGATGTTTTACCTGATATGATGCTAGTTCTAGATACTTCTAATTTTTTGTCCATAAATAACCATTCTTTTTTATTCATTAATTTTTCATTTTATTGTACAGACGCTCGTATTCTGCGTCAATTGCTGCAACACACTTCATAACATCCTTCAAGTCTGTTTGACTATAAAGGATGTTATTTAGTGGCTTAAAAGGAACTCCTTTTTGAACAAATATTCTTACAAGATTAGAGTTATGAGATTGTGCAGAAACATAGATTGTTAAACCTTGCTCATTACACCATGTCATAGCTTCCCAGTTTCTAGAAAAATACCTAGTCTCTATTTCCTTCTCCTGTTGAGCTTTCAGTATTTTCTCTTGAGCACTCTTTACAACTTTGTTCATGTTCACATTCTTTTATCATTTCATGAAGGGTTATCTGTTTTCCCATTCAAATGTATTTACACCTAAGATAGAGTTAATCTTTCCTGCTGTACCTTCTTTAGCCCATCGTACAAGATGATCAGACTTTGCCTCTATTTCTCCATTGCTTAGTAAAGATAATGAATCTACAGGCACCATATAGCTTGTTTTCTTTTTAAGCAAACTATCAGCAGCATAGCCATTTCTTCCGTCTTTTTGAACAGTAAGTGGTAAGACTTGAACAATTCCATCAAAACTTGTTTTCTTTCCTACATACACCATTGTGCAATCTGCTAGAAAAACCTGATTGCAATATGCACCCTTTCTTAAATCACTTCCAATAATATCACCATAATCGTTGACTATTTTGTAGTGTACTATTGAATTTTCTTTGTAGTATTCTGATTTTTTCATTTGTTCAATTACGCTATTCTTTATAGAGCATATTGTGCCTACTTCTGCAGGTCTTACTTGTTTTCTTTTAAATATCATTTTGTGATTTTTTAATTATGTTAATTATTATAGGGGCTGTTACGCCCCTATTTATTTTAATGAAATACTTTATTTTTCAAAGACAATGAATAAGGTCTAAGTCTATTTTGAATAAACTCTTCTCTATTCTGGTCTGTCCATCCTTCAAAGTATTCAAGTATTGGTTTTACGTCAGCAAAGCTTTTTATTTCTTTTTGTAAATTGCTAACTTCTTCCCTCTGTTCAAAAATATTTGTTCTTAACTCGGCTATAAGCAATTCATATTTTGCTTTTATAATATCTACGTCTGTAATTTCTTCTATTTCAATAGACAAAGATTGTGCTTTGTTGTTTTCTATTAATTCAGAAAATACACCTAAACATTTATTATAGATTCTAGCATCATAATCTAGTATAGCATGAAATGATTTTTCATGATGTATTATAGTGGCGTGATTGTGCCCTATAGCATCTCCTATTGCTTGATATGGATATCCAAAATCTCTTCCTAACCTTGAAAAAACTTTCTTAGCATATACAATTTGTCGAGACCTACTTTTTTTCATTATTGAAAATCCGTAGTATTCTTCGACAAGTTGCTTTAGCCTAATGAGTTCATCTGCTTTTCTAGATTGCATTATCTACTTTTTCCATTAAGTATCTTAATTGACTTCTCTCGAAGATGCCTATTACTACATCATTAATTTCAAGAGAAAAGTAATCTTTCCTGTGAGTTTTCTTAAGTTCTACATTTAATTCGTCCATGGGTTATCTAGTTTTACTGTTAATATATCGATGTGATTCTCTACCACTTCGTCTTCATGATTGGGAGGAGCAGACACAACATCAGGAACTCCCTTATCTAATATGTCAGAAATTCTTTTACTATTACTAAACCCTCTTGATTTAATATAGTCTAGTATTTCTAACTTTTGCTTGTCCGTATAGTCTTTATACTCTCCTCTGACAAACTTCTCTCTTGCCTTCTTCATCTCCAATGTCAACTTAAATTTGTAGACAACGTGTTCTCCAAAATCTGCATGTCCAACATATAATGGATCTTCCATCAGCCTTCCCTCGTATTTGAGAAATTGTTGATTGCTGCTCCAGTTATACATTACACAAAATAGTTCGTCTCCATCTGCAAAAGATACGTAAGTATTTTCTAAAAACTGAAACAAATCAAAATTAACTTTTGAATGAAGCAAAGGTAACATATAAGTTAAACTCTTGTTCTTACTTATGTTTATTTTAAATCTTGGCTTCATTTATTAGTTATTGAATTATACGTCATTTCTACTATTCCATCTGATTGGATTTCATCATAATTGTATGGAGAATTATTATTACGAACACTGTAATAGTAATCATCTAACAAATCACACACACCTCTGTATTTGTATCCATGCCTATCTGTAAATCCATTCAATGATGCTGTATGCATGTCTTCTGACACACGAAACTTCATTGGTCTATCTGGATTAAGTTTAGATATGTACACAAACTCAAATGGCTTTACAATGTATCCTGACAATTCAAAATCATTGTCTACAATAGTCTTTATTGCTTCTCTGTATAGTGTTCCTTGAATATAATACCTATGAGTGGTATACAATATAGGAAAATCTTTACAGGGAGACTCGCCTGTCTTTAAATCAATTGGAAAAATAAGCTTAAGGTCGTGGTTTATTACTAAACAATCTAACATACCCTTGCATCTTCTGCCATTAACTATTGTATCAAACTTGTATTGATAAATAATTTCAATTCCAGGAACTCCAGTAGCAAAATATTTAGCTGTGTATGGATGTTGAATTAACGTAGCAGCTGTATGTGCTGCATGCAACCACATCTCAGGCTTAATTAAATTCTTACCTCTAGACTTAACCTTGTCTTTAAAGTATTCAGAACCTGCTTTAACAACTGTTTCTTTTAATTTATCGACACCATAACTCTTGTAAATACCTAGCTTAGTTGCGTGTAATTCAAACTCAGAACTATAAGTACTTAGTTTAGAAGATATCTTTGAAGACTTTCTTCTTCCTAGTGCAGTAATCCCGGTTGCAATTTCTCCTTCTTTGCCATCTAATCCTTGAAGAATTAGGTCACAAATATTCTTAACATTTGTTGTTGGTGGTTTAGCAGCGACACCTTTATGGAATGTTTCTTCAACCCTTTCTGGTTCAAAACACATCATGTCAACTAAACTACCAAACTTTAAATTGAAGCTCTGTTTCACGCCTCCTACTACATCTACTCCTTGCTTATCTATTGCAGCAAGCATAGAGTAAGATGGCAGCTCTAGATCCCTGTACGTCTGTTCAGAAATTGCTAGATTGTGATCTTGTATTGCCATATTAAAATATATATCTTATTGATTCTACATTAAACAACTCAGAATATTCTTCTTTGAATATTCTTATTGCTTTTCTTTTTAATTCTAATGGGTACCTCATAACTCCTGATGTATTCTTAACTTCGTTAGAATGACTCATTAGTTCTTTAGCTTCTCCATTAGACTTTTTCATTTGCAATGGGTGATTAGTTAGAAATATAACTTCACACTTAGTCTCCCCCGCAATATCATTAACCATCTTAAACAGATTTCTATACTCTGTTCTAAACCCATCATATAAAATGACTGGAGAATAGTTAATGTGCACTTCCCATCCTAGCTTTCTTAACCTGTTTATATCTTCTATCCTTGACTGTATGCTTTGCATTTTTGGTTCAAGAATATCTGAATATATCTGAGGCATTACACTGACTCTAATCCTTGGTTTCTTATTAAAGTGATTAACATCAAGCTTTAACAACCCGGGATACTTAGTGGCCATAGTACTGTTTAATTCATCATGGTCATCATACATCTTAAGGTAATCTATAAGAGGTATTGGACAATGTTTCTGCATAAGAACTAAATCTGTATTGCATGCAACATCTACCATTTTGTAAACAGGATCCTGCTGATCAGGAACTTTCTTATAATTCTTAGCCCACTCATAAACAGAGCTGACTATGTCTAATACATTTGTATTAACAAATACTCTGACTCCATTGTATCTAGACATATAACAATAAGTGTCAACGCAACCTCCAAAGCATCCGTAGATTAAATTTGGAGCAATTGCGTTGGCACTATTGTCATTAGGTTTAGTTACAAGAGTTTTAGTAACTTGGTATCTTATCATACACTTCCGGAAGGTATTAACTTAATATCTATTGTGCTTATATCTCCAAACTCTATTCCTAGAAATACATCTGACTCAGTCATTTGATCTCTAAATAAGTGTCCAGGTAAAGATTCTACTTCTTTAAATAAAGCTCTGCCACTAAATGTGGCTCTACCTGTATCTCTTAATTGTTTAAATAATCTCATTCCATATTGATGTACATCCTCCTCATCAGAAATAAGCCACTCAATAAATTCCTTAGTTGTTATAGTATACTTCTTTTTATTTGACATATTAAAATAATTTAATATAAACTCCAGGATTTTCCTTATCTACTGAGTAGAGTGGGAACTTTCTTGGGTCTGATTGATTAATTAATTCTCCTGTTATACTCATAGGAACAGGAAATACAAATCTGACATTATCATCCTCAATAAAATCATGAGCAGTCATTAAGTCTTGTAGTATTTCAACACTGTTACTAAAGTCAAAGAGTCTTTTGCTATTACGCACTTGATGATATCCTATTATAATAGGATCATCTTTACCTGATTTCATTCCATCAAACGCAGCTCTCATAGCTTCAAATTGATTAGGCCTTTTTGGGTCTACATATCCTTTAACTGTCTTTTTACGAGAGTTAAATCCTTGTATGCCTATAGATCTAAGAAATTTAGAAACAGTAGGAGACGAGAAGATTCCTCTACTCGTCTTTACCTTACTGTTCTTTAAGCTTGGGATGTTGCCCGGGATAAAAATCATGTCTTTTATCTGCTTTCTTTTTAACATTAATGTTCAGTTTTTTGTTTACAATAATTAAATTTACTTGTGTTGCTGTCATAAGCTACACACTGGCCAGCACTTCTGTATTGATCAAATGATGTATCACTATAACCTGAGTCAAATGTGGTTCCACCAATACCAATCCAGAATGCTTGCTTACTATAAGTATTGCAATTGTCATAACCATCTGTAATAATAACACTGTTGTTACCATTAAGTTTGATCATTTCAACTACTTTATTAAAGTTAGTTCCACCAGATTTAGAAAAACTAAGAATTGTAACTTCATTGACATTGTCTATTTTGTATAGACTTCCATCAAAGAAATATAAATTCTCAATCATTCCCATTCTATGTAAAACCATAGCAATACCTTTTGCAAGGTCAATCATTCTAATATTAGCTCCTTCAAAGCATTCTTCAGATGTCATAGAGCCAGAGCAGTCAAGATATAAATCTATCTTACCCTTGTATATTCTACTTTCATTACCTGCACTCATGATCTCAGCATTTTTAAATACTGGGTGAAGAAATTCAAGACCAAATAGATCTTCGCATTCTTCACAATCAAATAAAGATTCTTCAACTCTCTTGAATTTAGTAGAGAAGTAGTTCATAGACTCATTAAGTATTTTCTCTAAAACTTTACGGATACTATCCTTGTTTATAGAAACGCTATTTAATCTGCCTTTTAACTCTTCAATTTTCTCTAAGAACTCAGGATCATTATTCATAAGATCCTTCATTGCTTCCTTTCCCAATTGAGACTCCAAGTCTTTAATTTTATCATCAGCAGAGTTCTTTGCATTTTCAATCCTCTTAGTATTCTCGTCCAAGATTTTGTCAATCATGTCTTCAACAGAACTTCTGTTAGATGAACCAGACTCTTTACTTGCACCAGTACTAGGATCTCCAGGACTATCATTACCTTGACCTTCTCCCTTTCCTTCTCCATCATCTTTCTGATTAGGATCCATTTTAGATTCTAAACCTTCAGATCCATCACCACTACCATTTTGCTGTTGCTCCTCCCTTATCTCATCATCAACTATCTGCAATGCTAATGCAAGTTCTCTAGTTAGAATCTGTGTATATAAAGGTGAATCAACTGTAACAATTTTTGTAAGAGAATCATATACTTTGTCAAGCACTTTATGTCTTACTCCGTTGTCATTGTTGGTAGGTCTTCTCTTAACATCTTTGTTTACGTAAATACTGTAAACATCATTGATAAGATCTTGTGATAGAGTGCATTCTTTGTTAGTCTCTTTCTCAACATAATCTCTAATCTTCTTAAGTCTCATTTCTTCGTATGCTGTTACGCCAGGTAACACAACGTGCTTGTCTTTTCTGTATCCAAATACACCTTCCTCAGCGTTTTGGAATCTCGCATAAGGATCATAGGAGGGGAATGATCCCCCTCCTAATTCATCCTTCTTTCTATTAAAGATACTCATTAGTAAGCTGTATCTTGAGCTTGAGACAATACACTTTCATCGTCAGATGACTTTAAGAAACTTAATTTAGCTTCCTCTTCAGCAATTCTAATTTGTAGATCTGCTTGATCATGCTCAGTAATGTTACCAGCTTTGCTAGCTACACCATAAGCAATCTCAAGTTGATCGTATTTAGAATTGTACTCTTCAGTACTCATACACTGACCAATAGCATCAACTAGATCATATAGTTCTCTAACTTCTTTAGGAACTAGCGTCTTAGCTAATTCTTTTGCAACAGCTTTACCTACTAACAACTCAGCGGTTTTAACTAAACCTCTGTCTTCATTCATTCCCCAAACAATCATAACATTCTTAACAAGCGTAGGTAAAAATGATAGAGCTCTGTCTGATAACTCACTATGAGCTACATCTAGAACTTTCTTAAGCTTACCTGAACTTAATGTTATTGCATCAATGTCAGAAGATTCTGGCAATCGAATATCTTGAGACTGAGTAAAAGCTTTACCGCCTTTGTCGTAGTATCCTAGCATGTCTGCTTGAGACAATCTAGTAACTTCATGCGTAATTAGAAATCTATCCCAGAATGGTGAGTCAACCTCATCATCAGGAATTTCATTACAAGTAGCAATAAAGTTTGTCCATTGACATGGCACTTTCTCTGTACCATTAAATAAAACACGCTCGTTCATAATACCTAGCAAGCTGTTTCTTAAAGAGGCTGATGCTTTGTCAATCTCGTTAATAACAACTACTTTGGCATTAGTAATAGGTGAATTAATTTTGTATTTGTTAGTCGTAGTAAGGGCTTCTAAATCAATATTACCCTTCACTGCATTACTTCTAGTTCCTTCATCTGTTTCTAATAGAAACAAATCTGATGAATTAAGTTTTCCTAGTGAACCTTTTGCAAAGTCAATTACAGCTGCTGTTTTAGCAACTCCAGGAGGTCCTATTAGTAATATTGGCGTTCTTACAGCCTCACCTAGAGCCATGACTCTAAATGTTTCTTCTTTCTTCAATAAATTGGTATTAATAACTCTTTTAATCATGATTTGGTTTTTTAATTACATTATTTGCTTTAATTCCTCTTGTCTCAATTGTTCTTTTATAAGTCTTAAGAGTAATTCTTTTAAGCTTTCACCATCATACATCTCTATATAGTCTGACGGATCTTTCGCTTGGTATTTATTGGGTATTTCAATCTGTAGGAATCCAGTTTGTTCTGATAATTTCAGACCTCCTTTTCTTCCTGGGTTATTAGGATTATCAAAGTCATTGTCATACAAGACAAAAACTTCTTTAAATCTACTTCTTAGCTCGTCTACTACATTATCTTTAGGTTTAACACCTTCGCTCTGCAATGAGCATGATGTGACGAAATTAGAAGGGAATAGACTTTTGATAACAGCAGCATCTTTCCTGCTACTTGTTATTATACACATATTTCCTGTATCAGGTAATTGTGTCCATAACTCCCATGTTGAATAATCATTATTATTCATCCACTTATTTTCTTTATCTGCATTTGGCTGATAAATCTTAAAAGTTTGATTACCATCTTTTTCTTCCACAAAAGCATAGGATAAATCCTGTGCAAGTGTGCAAGCACCATTAACAAAGTAATGAGATATTGGATATATGTTACAATACTCTAATTGAGCTTTTGTTAATCCATATTTACTTTGCCAATAATCTTTATCTCTAAGTTTCCAGTCTCTAACAGTAACACTTATTTTGAGTCTTGAATGCTTAACCGTAGTTGCAGTATTCTTTTTATCAACATAACTCACTATTGGAGAAGAATCAGAAGATGAATCAACTAATTGAAATTGACTTAAATTAAAGTCTCTTGCAATTTTGTTAAACACATCTGTTTTCTTTTGTATATTAAATAGTCTCATCACAAATAAGAAACAATCTCCAGATTCACCTGTGGCAAAATCTTTAAAGAATATCTTATCATGCTTTTTACTATGGAATACACTAAATGATGGTTTTGTATCCTCTCTTAAAGGACTGCTAATTGGTTTTCTAGGAACTCCTCCTAAATAAAATTCAAATATTTCAAAGTCTGAAAGACAACCCATAATATCATTAGCATTGGGCAAATATTTTATTACTTGACTTTTTCCAAAGGCCATAAGAAATTATGTTTAAAATAAAAAGGGACTGTAAAAATACAATCCCTTTTAAAATTAGTATTTAGTTAAATTTAGCTTAACCAATCATCTGAATTATCGACATCAGCGTCAGAAGTATCTGCTGTTGCAAATACATCTGCTTGGTCAGTATTTCCAGAAGAAATGCTAGTTGGAATTAATTCAAATTCACGAACTGAAAGATCTCTTGCACCGAAATCTACATTACCAAAAGCACCTGCTGCAACTGCTTCATCCAAATCCTTAAGGATATAGGTGAATTTAGAAGCTTTAGCACTTGGTATTGTGTATTGACGCAAAGTATGACGGTTGAATGTAGTTTGCACTAGTTTACCGTCTCCTTTAGTTTTAACACCTAACAATACTCCAACTTTGTTGTTTGTACTACCAATTACATTACGTAATAGTGTTACATCTCCAGCAAAGATAGTTTTCCATTCTTCTTTAGAAATCTTAGCATAACACTCAGATGGATCACTAACCTTACTTGTATCCCAAGGAAGATTTAGTAAGTTAACTAAGAAAGAAATCAATTCAACTTCTCCACGCTTAGCAACTTTTACTCCATCGTTGTTGTACCACTGCATGTTTGGTGGCATGTTTCCACTCTTGATAGACTCTTCTGTTAACCAGGTGTCTTTACCAAATGAATTTATAACCTTAAACTTTCCAGTTTGAGATTTGTGATGTGTATTTCCAACATAGAACTGAATCTTTGTCTTTAAATCACCTTCTTCATTTGATAGATAGAAATCTAATCTAATCTGTGGAACTTCTCTTTCTCCATCTCCATCAGAAACTGTTGTTGTTCCGACATACTCTGGATCAAAGTTAATCTCACGGCCATATATTTCTTCCAACTCATCTTTAGAAGGATTAACTCCTACTACTTTAAAGTTTTCTGCCCCTGTGTATAACTTCTTTGCACTACCTGCAGTTACTTCTTGTCCTGCTCCAAATCCTGTACTCATATTTTATATGTATTTAAAATTTGAGGGTCTTTTAAGGCGACCCTCTTTACCTATAGTTAATTAATAATTAAACCCATTCGTTAGTTTCTACTGCCTCTTGTACTGGCTCATCTGGCTGTACTTCTGGCTCTACTTCTTCCATAATTGGATCATTGAGTTCAGCAGTTGCTACCTCGTTAATAACAGAATTAGTAACTTCTTCTACAGACATCTCGCCAGTATTAGTTTCAATAATATCTGATGAAGAAACTATAGGAGATAAAGCATAAGCTTCAACTTCTGTAGAATCAAACTCAGTTAATTTAAACTCAATATTAGTAGAGTCATCTCTTTCTAAGAAATTAAATATCTCGTTACAAGCATGAGTAGAGCTAATAGCCTTACCTTTCTCTGATGTATCTTCTCCAAAAGAAACTCTGTTTTTAGAAGTCTTGTAAGTTACATCAACTTCTGATCCTAGGTTAGCTGCATTGGCAAGCAATACTCTCTTTGGAGAATTATCACCCATCTCTACAGATGCAAGAACAAGTTGTTGAACTGTTCCAACTTCACAATTTAGCAATTCTGCTGCTTTAGTGTTCAATAGTATTCTTCTTGATTTCTTAGCACCTTTCTGGCCTTCTATAGTAACCACTGCTAAATCTGCGTATTTATCATTTGTTGTTGTTGTCGGATTTTGACCTAGTCTTTTAGTTCCGAAAATAATTGTTGCATTCATAATCTTTGTTGTTTTTTAATATTAGTTTTTAATTTATTTTAATTTACTATCCTTCTTCGTACTTTGTAATAGCATCTAGTACTGCAAGCATATCGTTATCTACGACATCTCCTGCAAACATACCATCAGGACTCTTTGCCATATTAGTTGTATTGTTTTGAGTCATGAATCCGTAATGGATATCATTACCTTTCTTCTCAACAATAGTCTCTAGTATTACACCGAACATACCTTCTGGCTTAACTACATCTTGTACTAATTTACCACCTGGTACACCAAATACAGTTTTGTCTACTCCATTAAAAGATTTAGTCTCTGTGTGTGCCATAACTATTACAGTTAGATCTTCACGTAAAGGGTCAATACCTTTTAATGTTTTGTATACATTTTCTCCCATTTCTGTGAACTTTGCATAACCAACTGTTTTAGCTTTGTCCATAAACTCGCCAATCATAGCATAAGTAATAGTGTCTATTACAATTGTTTTGATATCAGCTCTGTTTTTACTTACAAATGACATAGCTGCTCTAATTTTCTCCCAATTTGTAGTTTTCAAATAATTACAAGTGTTAGGATTAAACATACCTGCTTCATCTTTCATTATGTAATTCTTCTTCCAACCTCTAAATGGAGGTGCTTTCTCGTCAGGACATATAATAAATGTCGTTGTTGGGTCTAATGTTCTCAGTGCATAGGTTTTACCTGTACCACTGTAACCCGTAATCAATAGTTTGTTTGCCATTTTTTAAGTTGTTTTGGTTTTTAATTTATTTTCACTCTCTTCGTAAGCAGCAGTCAGTAGATCTTTTGACATTAAGAATGCAAGCTCTCTTTTAGAGAATGCTCTTTCTATCTTTTGTGCTACATATGCTACTGGGTTTTCATTGTCAGAATCTATTACTAGATCTGTAAACAAACCTGCATGTCTTTCTTTAAAAGATTCAAGATCTGTAATCCCACAGGATACCAAATCACTTTCAAAGTTAGTCATATCATAGTCTGCATGTTCTGGAATTTCAGGATCATCCTTACTTTCCTTTCTATTAAAAAAATCACTCATTTGTATTTTTATTTTACTTATTTGTTAACGATTTTTGTGTTGGTAAATATACCACTTTTTTTACTTATTGACAAGGTTATTAACAGATTTATACTATATTTAGTTGTCTAATTTTATCTACTAAATCTTCGATAGAACCGTCATTTTCTATTACATAGTCAAATCCATCATAATCATCTAAAGCTGTTTCTGATAGGTGAGGGTTTACATCAATAGCTCTTGTACCATTATCTCTATTAATCCTAATAACAATACCACCTCTATCTTTAATACCTTCAACTTCATTAGGAAATCTAACATCTGTTATTATCCATTTAGGATAAACCCAAGAGCCTTTTATATTTTTACCTGCAGAACCTTTATAGTCAAATCCTAAAGGGTTATAATCAGCAAACAAAGCATTTACCCATATATTAGGGTGAATAATCTGTCTACCTGCTTCAGTACCTAAAAGTTGTAAGAGTTTACGAGGTGTTAATAATGAAGAAAATGTACTTTCTTCTTTACAAACTAAATCACAATTATCATCGTTAAAATATTGCCTCCACTCTTCCCCTAGTTCTTTATCCTTAAACTCTCTATCTTCTAGTTGACGTATATCACATCCTATCAAAACTGATACTATCCATTTAATAGGATAAGCAAACTTTTTATTTTCATACTTTCTATGAACAAAAAATGCATTAGACATATAATCTGAAAAGTTTTTCCAATCATCTTCTTGAGCTAAATAGCCTAATATATGAAACATTAGGTCTTTTCCTGATCCGATTTTACCGGATATTCCTATAAGACTACTCATTACTTATCAAGTCTAAATCCATACATAACCGGGTGTCTTGGAACTCCTGTATCAGAGTATTCAAAGAATCTTAACTCACAAGTCTTGCCGATGTGCTTAGCTTTATTTGCTAGCAAGTCTACAGCTTCCTCATGTGATAATGATAATCCTGCACCTAACTCATTGTTTTCTGCACCTTCCCAAGCAAATATAGGCTTACCGTGTGTAGGCCTTTTCTCTGACGGTATTACATCTAACAATGGTAAAGCCAAGTCAGTAAAGTCTTTAAGCTTTAACAAACTAGAACTTCTTCCATTAAGTTTGTATCCTTCATCACCATGACGAACAATAGTACCTTCGTATCCTCTAGAAATATTGTAGCAATGAAAATCCAATAACTCTTCTCTATTATTAATAGGAACAGTTTCTACTAACTCTATACCTGGATGTCCTTCAACGTATTCTCTAAGTGTTAAGTATCTCTCAATAAATGGAGCGTCCATGATCATATCATATACATGATGCTTAACATTTATTGTATCAGGTCTTATCTTTTTGATAACTCTCATATTCTCTTGAAAACTTAATCCATGAGCATACAATTCTCCATCAATGACAACTTCATGCAATATGTCATGGTCAGTAATCTTAACGTGTGGTACTGTAGTTATCGCATTACCTGATCTAGAAATTAGTGTTCCAAATGAGCTGTTTAAGGCTCTCATTCCATCTAACTTAGGTTGGGCGTAGCAAGGATATGATACTTTCTTTTCTTCTTTACCAAACACTTTGGCCAGCATTGGAAGTATTACTACTTCATCAATTGCCTCTTGTTGTGCTTTAAAGTATCCTTCTTTAAGCTTCTTTATGTATTTAGCTTTAGCTTCTATCTCTGCTTGTCTTTCAGCTGTAGTCTCATTGGCTCTCCCAATATTCTTAGCTTCACACTGACTAACATTAGTGACATGCTTACCATCTAAAATACCAGACACCTGAACAATTGTTGAACCATCTGTAGTAATATCTAAGAACCTAATCTTACCTTTACTGTCTTTTTTGTATAATAACATTTTTTAGTTTTTAAATTATTGTCCGAAATTTTTGACAGCTCTAGGTTTACTTACTCTACCTAAAAGTCTATCTGCTGTATCATAAAAAGGTTGTAGCCTTGCGGGCTCATTACTTCTTGGCAACTCTTTAAATCTATTAGTTGCACCGTCAAATAAATAATGAAAATATTTATTAGGTGCTCCAAATCTATTTTTAAGTATTTTAGTTGCTCTGAAACAGTCTCTGAATCTTCTGATATCATATCCATGATAATCTTCAAATCCATATCTATCAGGTGAATAAACACCAATTACCACTTTTGCATCACGCTGAATTTCCTTATTGTTAGCGAAATTTGCCAAAGAAGGTTCAGTCTTTTTCTGAACACTATCACCCTTGTTAGTAAATTGCTCTTTCTCGCCTGATTGCTCTTGTTGTATTACATTTACAACAGCCCAATTCCAATGCTTAGTAACTTGCTTCAAAGCATAGTTAGTACTCCATTGTGCCATGGTCTGATGTTGAGTCATCATGTTTGAACTTCCTTTCATTTTCTCAGAAGTCAACAAACTCATGTGGTCAACTACAACTATAGTAAATGCATTTGGATCATTAGGAATATAGTGACTGTACACTTTTACTGTTTCTTTCTTAGTGTATTTCGTACCATCTTCATTAACTTTCTTCTTTATAAACTCTTTGTCTTCAAAGATATGTGTACCATTTTTGTCAGCATAATCTCTACAGTATTTGTAGATGCCGGTTGGATTGTACACTGAGTCTATAATTTCTACATTCTCTAGTAAGGTCTCTACATCATCAATGTTAGATTCTATTAGATTCATTAAGTTCTGGTCAAGAGATTTTTCTCTAAAACCTTGAAGTGTCAATAAATCCATTTCAATCTGACATCTTGATGATATAAAATTACATATCATTGTATCGATAAATTCTTGTTCCGACTCTTCGAGTGCAAAATAGAATATCTTTAAGTTGATATTGTGCTTTAACGCATACTCTAGAGGCTCTCTAACATAAAGAGCTTTAGTCAATTGAGTTTTACCAACACCTGAACCTGCAGTAACCATCTGTATCATACCTGGAACTACTCCTGGTACAGACTTTGAAAGCTTAGGATAATTTTCAAATGGAATACAAAATATTGCACCATTGTCTTTATCATCTTTAATCTTCTTGAGCTGTTCTACCCTTCTTTTTACTTTTCCTATTACTTTTTCTATCATAAATTATTTGGATTTTGTATTGGGTCTATAACTTCTGTCATTGTACATACATGGCCATCATTCCAATTTGGACTAGGTGGTATATAATTACCAACACTAGTAAATCCAGTACCACATTCTTTACATCTATATCTTTTCATTTACATATAATCTTCGTTTTCATACTTGTTTTCTCCTGTATCACTGTCTAGAAGGTATGAATACTTCTCGTGATAACCCTCGTTCAACCATCGGGTAGCCTCGACCATGTATTCTAGGTCGCCTGACTTTGTCTTGTCCTTAACCTCTAGTTCAAGTACTCTAATTGCAACTTCTTGCTTTTGAGCATTATTCCTAAATATTAATTCCCATTTCTTTCTTAGTTTTTTACCCAACATTGTATCAGCTGCAGCAGGCGATAAAGCCCTCTGACCACCGTGTTTTTTACGAACTGAAGTTGGATATGTCCTAAGCCATTTGATAAATAAATCGTCATCTAAGACAAAGAATATAGATGCTTTTTCTCTAAGAAATAAGCCATCTTTACTCACTTTAATAAATCCTTTGCTTTCTAAATTTGTCAATGATTCTAGACTAGTATCTAAGATACCGGTTATTACAAAACCGTTGGCAATATTATATAATATTAAGTATTCATTAATTGATATCTTGTTCTTGACAATATCACCAATCGGCAGTGTTATATTATCCATGATATGTTATGTATTTTTTATTAAAATTTTCCATTGATTTTCTAAAGTAAACCTCGTCCTGTGTATTCTGAACTACAAGTAAATGCATTTCAGGAAACTCATGTCTAAGGCACCTACCTAACATTTGAAAGAAAGATCCAATTCCACTATCTAATTGTGTTATTATTCCTCTCTCTATATTTGTTAAGTTTACTCCCTCTCTTAGCATCTTTACCGCAAATAATTCAGTACACTCTTCGTTGTTGAAGCAGTCAATCAATTGTTGATTTAACTTATCATCATTCTTAGAGTGTACTGCACTATCAGAGCCTAGCTCTTTAACTTGCTTTATGGATCCTGTGAAGCATATAAACCTTGCATTATCTAATCTAAATTGCTTTACCAGATCTTTAACAGGATGCGTCTTAACTTCAGCAATGAATTTCTTCCTTGTTGATGCTATGTTTAGGAACTTGTTCCTGCATCCTACTCTCACTGGGTAGGGTATTTTTAGATCTTCTGATAATTCTTGATAATAAACCATTTGTTTAGTCAGTGCTGTATAAGTTTCTTGCTCAGTTCCTTGACATATAATACCCCAAGCTTTTGGAGTATTTTTTAAGGTCATGAACAGATCTTTATGACTACACTTTTTAAACTTACCTGTTTTCTTATCTTTTGGCATTCTTGCTTTGTATTCCCATAATTTGCCACGGACAATCTTATCGTTGAGGTATATTTTGTGAACCACCAATGATGGTTCAGGCAATAACTTCAATTCAAATGCTTTGTCCAGAGAAATAGTATAATAATGAACTTTTTTACAAAGTCTATTTATTAATTCCTTTTTCTCTTTGGGTATAGTAGCAGAAAGAAAGATGAGCTTGGTGCCTTTTTGTAGCACTTGTCTTAAATGCTTTATCCTTAACGGAGTTAAAGCATGACACTCATCTAACACAACAAAATCAGCCTTGTCATTTTGATTCTTAAGAGATGCATACAATATAGTTTTCATGGATTTTTCCACTTTACTCATTTTGTGCTTCTTAATATCTAACAACCAATTCTTTTTGTGTGTACTTTCTTTGCAAATTAAATAACCTTTAGCTTTAGGGTTACTCTTTAATATATCATTTACAATCTTAACGGCAGCAAGGGTTTTACCCGTACCAGTTGACCATTCAAGACAGATAAATCTGTTTTTCCTGCTTAACTGTACTGCCTTAGATTGTATTGAATCTTTAGGAGTCATCATCGTCTGATCTCATTCCTTTAATCATATTTTCTACAATATCATCAATCTCTTCATCAGTGATGTTTTCAATGTCTTTTGCATTGATCGCTAATCCTTTGTCACCATTAGGAAGATCAACATTCTTTGAACGTCTATTTTCAATTCCTTCAAATAGTTTATTCATTGGTGTGTTCTCTTCTTTATGGAGCTTTGATGCAACTAATTGTAACAACATAGCAAAATGATCGTTACTTCTAGCTGACGCTACTAATGCTTTCTCAAGATCCCCTGCGTTACCTTGTATTAATGTGCTTCCACCTTCACTGGTTGAAACTACCATCATGATGCTAATAGACTTGTCATTTTCTGTTATGTCTCTAACATCATCTACAAGGTTATTCAGACGTTCAACATTTGTGATATCATTTTTATCACGTGTTATCTCGTCTGGTTTTTCTTTTTTTACTTCTTCTACTTTTGGTTTTTTTCTACTAAATAATCCCATAATTTCTAATCTGTTGTAAAGTTAAAATCTAAATAAGGTAATACCTCTGTTGTTGTTTGAAATCTATTGATAAAGTCAGTCACTGAGACGTGTCTATCTATAATGTCTTTCATTCCTTTTAAAGCCTCATTATTTGCTTTCCTCTGTAATCCTTGTATTAACTTTTTGGCTAATCCAGGTGGCATTCCTGCTGATTGCTCAGTGATGGCTTCAATACCTTCTTGAGTTTTCTTCTGAAATTTTTCTTTGGCTTTAATGATATTAGTACACATTCTGTATTCTTCTTTGGCCATGTTCAGTACTGACTCAAATTCATCAATACTAATTGCGTTTTTAAAGTCTTTAAATGCTGGTTCATTGTTTGTGTCTTCCATTTTTAATTTGTTTTAGTTGTTAATGTTCTATATTCTAATTCTAACTGCAATGTATTAAGATTCGATGTTCCGTATCCTTCTTTTCTAGCTTTCTTGATAGTATTCTTAATGTGATTCTCATCCATATCACATAATAAGACAGATTTACCATTGGATCTAATCCAGGTAAAACTCTGTCTTACTTTCATGTGCTCTTCAAAGTGTGAAGCTTTAAACTTAATACCTCTTCTTTTTCTTAGCTCCATATTAATAGTTTACATAATTAATATTGGATCTAACTTCCGCTGCATTCTTATGCCTCTTGTCATACAACTTACCACGCAAATGTGGATTTACTTCTTGTATTTTCTGTCTAGCTCTTCTTATTGCTTCTGGAGAGGTTCTTTTACCACCGCCAAACTCAATAAGGAACTCTTTAAAAGTAGATGCACTTGATTCACTCCACCATATTTTAGAGATAAGTTTATTATCATCATCTCTAAGATATGGTAGAGTCTCAAGAAGAAACTCTACTTTATCTTTAGTTTTCATTATTGATTCTAACATTTGTAGGTTTTATAGTTCGTCTATTTTGTTTTGTATATCATCTATTGCATTTAAAATATGAATACATTTTTCTTTTGTATTGTTTTTTAAAATGCAATTATATACTTCGTCTAGTTTTCTTTGAATTTCATCCATGTGTTACCATTTATCAAACATGTCTCCGGATAAAGTGACTACAAACCATCTTATGGCTAGAAATCCTAATACCCAGAATATCATGTATTTCTTTTCTTTTTATGATACCAACTATTGTCCATTTTCTGAGAACACTGACATTTCTGACATGACCCATGAAATCTTTCAAAACTTTCTAGTTCTTCTAAACAAGAGTTGCATACATACACATATTTCTCTTCTTCTCGTTGAAGCTCTCTTCCCTTTAATAATGATTTTAATACAAAGATCAATAATACAAGGCAAAATATAAGCTCCAATATGATAAATATTTTCATTCCTGTGTCGTCCATAATAAATATTTTTATACTTGTGCTATCCATCATATCCATCGGTGTTATCGTAAACTGAAACTTTGTCTACTTTGGTTAAATGAGCAATTTTTGATATTATATCTTTTGATATCATTCTAAAGAATCCAGGTGCAAAAATAGGCCTCTTGCCATCTTCTTGTAATCTGTCTAACTCTAGTTCTAGTTCAGTAACGTGGGTTGCTAATGCATCCACTATAAATCCTGCTTCGTATTCTGTAAATTTCATTATATTCTGTCGTTATAAGTGTCTAGTAATAGTCGTTCAACTCTGCGTCTTAGGTAGTAGGTTAATTCATCTACTACCTCACAGCCTTTGTCATTGCATACGCTGTGTATTTCTACATCAGGTGCATAAGGTGCTTCTTCGTAACTTCCTGCGAAGCCACCACCAACATATCCTTTTATGATATGAGGTATTCCTTCTAAATCAAATTCTATTTCTAATTCCATTAGAATTCTGATTTTGTATGGTCACTGTTTTTATCCTCCTCCAATTTGTCATAAAGTGATGCCATACTAACTAAAGTAAAGACAACACCCATTCCAAATAAGAACTGAATTAACTCTACAGACCAGTGTGAATCAGGAGTTAATATAGTATTTAATGCAAAGAAACCAATAAGGCATATTGCAAGTAAAATCCATCTATTTTTCATATTGTTTGTGTTATTGGTTAGTATTAATTAATCACAAGGAACATCAATGTAGTAACAACACCCTTGACTAGGTGATGGATTCTCTCTAATGATTAACTCTACACATTCCTTGTCAGGTTCACATGATGCAAACATTGCAAGCATCATAGTTGATAATAATATTACTTTTTTCATATTGTTTTTGTTTTAATTGTTATCTATTGTATTTTGAACTATTATGTTCCTGTGCTTTCTCTTTAGCTCCTTTTAAAGCATTAATCTGTTCTTGATCAAAACCTGAAGCTTCAAGATTAGATATTGCAGAGTCTAGACTCTTACTTACCATAGCATCTGACTTTTTCATTGCTGCTAATAACTTTTCAGTTGCATTATCTAGTTCTTGTTGATTAATATCTAGTCCTTCATTTTTTTTTATAGAACAACTTAATCGTTGTGACAAAGCCAAAGCTTCTGTGTCTGTTAAATTTACTATCATATTGTTTATTTATTAGTATTTATTTAATTGTTATTTATCTATTTGTGTTGAGTCTTCTACATGGAGGCTCTTTATCCAATCTGAATTTTCTCTTTGGTATTTCTTAAAAAATTTTGAACACTCTTCTCTTTCTTGAGCAGTAATGTTTTGTTTCTTAAGCATTTTAAGGTATTTAGATCTAAGTATTCTTTGCTCTGAATAACCCATTAATCTAAATCTTTATACCAGTAGTATATTGATGCTACAAATCCAAAAGGTATAATACGAGATAGAAATTGTTTTTTAGTTTGTATTTCCTTGTCTTTGTTGAATTCTTCATGTGAATCTTCTGATAATGTAACACATGTTGTAAATATTTGTATAACCCACACTACTACTATTAGTGCTATTAAAAATGCCATCATAATTTATTTGTTTTAATTGATTATTAAATACAAGCTGGAGCCCCCTATAGAGGCCCACTATTAAGCTTGCTGTTTTATCTCGTTCACTTCAATACCTATCTTATTCGATAGATAATCCCATGTATGGCTGACGATATCCGCAGTTTATCCAATTTGCAGTTTTAGAATATCTGGTTATTAATTATTCTTGTTTGTTATCTAAGTACTGCTTACATCTTATTAGCTGTTACTTGGTAATCGAGTCATTAACTATATAGCTCTTTTATAGTCACTAATAATATTTTGAGGTAGCTGTAATTCACTACCTCTAGCTTGAGATTATCTCTAGCCCATTTTATTTGATTCTCACTACAGCTTTATGTGTAACGTGATTATCTTTAAGTTCAAAATCATCCGGTAATACACCTTTGTATCTTCCGTACAATACACAGTGTTTGTTGCTTACTCTTGCAACTAGTGTATCTCCTACTTTACTTATGTAATTAGAGTCTGCAAGCGTCATGGTTCTTCCATCTGTTACAGATTCTACTACAACTAATGTTGATTCACAGCTTGTTAATGACAATACTGCTATCAATAATATAATATAATTTTTCATTTTGTTTGTGTTAGATTATTAATTATTCATTTTCTTCTAGTTCTTCAGTAAACACGGCATTGTCTAAACAAGCACCACATCTATCGTCACTTAAGTAACTTGGTTCAGCTCCACAGCAATCACTATATAACATAGTATTTTGTATTTAAGGTGTTAAAGTTAATCCAAGGATATACTCCCCAGCAGTTTTTAAAGCAGGAATTATTCCTTTATGCTTCCTTGGATTGTTTGAAAAGCCTGCTGTCTAAAGGTTCAGGTACACTCTGTATTAGACTTTAACGGTATCATTCAGTAGAGCATTAAAAAGGCATGACTGAAGTATTGTGTACGCACCCAGCAGGGCTTTATTGTATATCATATCACACTATTATTGTGTGACATGATATCTATGCTAGTGATAGTTTACCATATATGTGGTTGTCCATATCATCTTGATCAATAGAAGCTATTTGAATATCTTCTGTATTAAAATTAATTGATCCGGTTTCCTGAAAAAATATTTCTCCATTCATAATTTAAGTGATTTGTTAGTTAATGATTTGTTTTAGTTATTAAAGTTTACTTGTAAAGTGTTTCTCGAACATTAGTATTCCTGATGCTCCTATTAAAAAACCTATTACTTTTATAGTTAGTATTGTAAGAAGCCTAATGTGGCCAATTGTATTGTCGATTATTTCTGGAAGAATATACTTAGATGGTATAATCAATAATGCATAACCAATAAAGATTATGCATATTGATACTACTAAATAGATTCCTAGCCTATTTTCTAATTTCATATTAATGATTGAACGATTTATTTATGGTTAATGCTTCTTGCAAAGAATATGCTGCTATAACTCTACCGTTGATTACAAATTTACTCATAGTTTTTTGTATTTATATGTTAATTTAAAAAGTTATTGTAATGTTGTGTCAGGTCATTACTTCACCTGTAGATTTACACACCTTACTACCATAGTGTGTATCAGCTTTATTTACGTAGAACCACAAAGGGCTAAAGACTGTCTTACACAAACAATGTAAGATTTAATAGTTAGAATGAAGGGGATTGAACCCTTATTAATACTATATTAATTTGTATTGTAATACTTATACTACATTCTAATTTAAACAGGAAGGAAGCTCACTCCAGAAATGTCAATTACTTTAAATGAGCTTCACAATTAATCCTGCCTAGTAAGTACTGCTTACACTTACTGTACCGTGTACCCGGTTGACGGTTCCTGTTTGCATATTCCACAGGCAAGTCATTCACAATATGGTCGACCAGACTTTCATATTGCACTCTGCATACAGTGGGTCAATTCTGTCTTACAAATCAGCTTATTCCCTGCTTAAGGTAAGATATTAGACTCAATCGGTGTCTAGTTATCAGTTCAACCGTCCTCCTCACTACCCACTTTGGGTGCTAGAGGCATCTCTATTTTCTGTATTCATGTTTAGTATGGATAGGTACATACTGTCATTTCATATTCCTATCGTTAATACTCCCCTAGAACAATGGTTCCTTAGTGGGGAATAATAAGGTACTAGTCAAGGCTACTATGATGAGTCTATTGTATGCAGTTTACATACACATGGGCTTATGAATAGTCTAACTATTCTACCTTCAACTTACCGTTATATATCCGCAGATAGCCAACACTGCTTTTAATGACTAGTATTTTAATTTTGTAAAAATATATATTATACTTGCACCGACCTTAAGAGTCTGCACTTCCTACCTTGTAGGATATGCGTGTTTTGTGGTAATT